TGGTGTTAAATTAGGTGTAAGCAGTCGTGGTAGCGGAAATGTTAATGAATCCTCAGGGACCGTTAGCGATTTTGAAATTGTAACTGTGGACATTGTTGCCCAGCCAAGTGCGCCAGGAGCTTATCCTACACCAGTCTACGAGCATCTTATGAATATGAGAGGCGGTAGTAGAGCGTTTAGGGTGGCGCAAGAGGTAAAACAAGATCCAAAGGCCCAGAAGTATCTCCGCGAGGCGATGCTTAATATTATTAATGGGTTAAAACCCTAAGGAGACAAAGCGATGTTGGACGCATTCAATAAGCTGGTCGAAAGTGGCATGATGTCAGAAGACGATAAGTCTATGATTGAATCTGCTTTAAATCAGAAGATTCAAGAGAATCGCGACCAAGTCACTGCTGAACTTCGTGAAGAGTTTGCTCAACGTTATTCTCATGATAAGAGCGTAATGGTTGAAGCACTTGACAAGATGGTCGGTGAGAGATTGGCCGTTGAAATGGCTGAACTTGCTGAAGATAAAAAAGCATTAGCGGAAGCTAAGGTTGCTTATCAACGCAAGATGGGTAGTGATGCCAAAGTTATGGAATCATTTATTCTAAAACAGCTAGGTAAGGAAATGGTAGAGTTCCAAAGCGATCGTAAGAAAGTTAGTGAGAATTTTGCTAAGTTAGAACAGTTCATTGTAACTGCTCTAGCAAGAGAAATAAACGAGTTTGCTGTAGACAAGCGCGATTTAGCTGAAGCTAAAGTTCGTCTAGTCCGCGAAGCTAAAGGCAAATTTGAAGAAGTTAGAGCTAAGTTTATTAAACGTAGCGCCGGAATTGTTGAAGAAACAGTTAAGAAGACATTGACCAAAGAGATGAAACAGCTCAAGGAAGACATCGACTCAGCTCGTGAAAACTCATTCGGTCGTCGTTTATTTGAAGCGTTTGCTCAAGAGTTCAGCACAAGCTACTTGAACGAAAAATCTGAAACATCAAAACTGTTAAAGGTTATCGAAAAGAAAGAGCTAGAGCTAGCTGAAGCAAGATCTGTTGTTACTGAAAAGGCAAAATTAGTAGAGTCTAAAGACCGCGAAATCCGCGTTGCTCATGACGTTGCTAATCGCAAAGAAGTAATGGCGGAATTGTTAGCACCACTAAGTGCTGACAAAAAGGGAATCATGAAAGAATTGCTAGAGTCTGTACAGACTGCAAAACTGAATGAAGCATTTGACAAATACCTACCAGCAGTTATGGAAGGCGGTATGAAGAAAGCAGTAAAGGCGAAAGCCCCAGAAATGCTATCTGAAAGCGCAGTTGTAACTGGAGATCGTGAAAACAAACAGCCACAGGTAGGCTCAGATAATATTTTAGATATCCGCAAATTAGCGGGACTAAAATAATTTAATATTCAAGGAGAAGACATAAAATGTCACAATTATTAAATGAAAGATGGTCAGAGACCAAAGAAGCTCTGCTTGAAGGCCTATCCGGTACACGTAAGTCTTCAATGGCAGTTTGCTTGGAAAACACACGCAAGTACTTGGCAGAATCTGCATCCGCAGGTGCTACAAGCACTGGTAATATCGCAACTTTAAACCGCGTTATTCTTCCAGTTATTCGTCGTGTTATGCCAACCGTTATTGCTAACGAAATCGTTGGTGTTCAACCAATGACAGGCCCAGTAGCACAAATCCATACTCTACGTGTTCGTTACGCTGATACATCAAGCGGCGATTCCGTGGTAGCTGGAGATGAGGCACTAAGCCCATTCAAGATTGCAGCTGGTTACTCCGGTAACAACAATGCAACACCGAAAGCTCAAACAACTTCTATCTTAGAAGGCCAACCAGGCAAGCGTATGAGCATTCAAATCTTGAAAGCACCAGTCGAAGCTAAGTCTCGTAAACTAAGCGCTCGTTGGACTTTCGAGGCAGCACAAGATGCTCAAGCTATGCAAGGTATTGACATCGAAGCAGAAATCATGGCCGCTTTAGCACAAGAAATTACTGCTGAAATCGACCAAGAAATTCTAGGTTCTTTACGTGCTCTAGGCACAGTTGAACAAACTTATGACCAAGCCGCTGTATCTGGTACAGCTACATTCGTTGGTGACGAGCATGCCGCATTGGCAGTTCAGATCAACCGTGTTGCTAACTTGATCGCTCAGCGTACACGTCGTGGTTCTGCTAACTGGGCAGTTATTTCTAACCAGGCTTTGACAATCCTACAATCTGCTACTACAAGCGCATTTGCTCGTACAACAGAAGGTACATTCGAAGCTCCTACAAACACTAAGTTTGTTGGTACATTGAATAACAGCATGAGAATCTATGTTGATGCTTATCTAAGCGATACAGACGACAACAACCAATGTCTAATTGGTTACAAAGGACCTTCCGAGGCTGATGCAGCGGCATTCTATTGCCCTTACATTCCTCTAATGAGTTCTGGTGTTGTTCTAGACCCAGCAACATTCGAACCAGTAGTTGGCTTCTTAACACGCTACGGCTATGTTGAGTTGACAAACACTGCTTCTTCTCTAGGTAATGCAGCTGACTACCTAGGCAAAGTTGCTATCACAAGCGCAAACGTTTCTTTCCGTTAATTCGAAAAGTTACTTTAAACCAATCAAAAAACCCGCTTCGGCGGGTTTTTTGTTAAATACACGACTACAGTTATGCGGTCCCCACCGCGTATGGGCATAGAACGCCCTGTAGCCAAATAAGGAGAAAAAAATGGGACGTCCAATTCAAAAGAAATTTTTTGCCAACACTAACGTAGCGTTAGACGGTGAAGGCGTAGGCGGAGAAGGATTTGCTTCAGTAGCGGTAGTTACAACAGGTACACTATATTCTACTACAACAAACTATACATGGGCAGGTTCAACACCTCAAATTGCCGGCGGCCAAGCTGCCACTGGTACATTAACTATCGGCACCGATCGTCGCGTAACAGCATTTAGTGTCGGAAACGCAGGTAGTGGTTATACTTCAACAGGTAGTGTTACTGTAACAGTAAGTCCAGCAACAACTGGATCTGCTGCCACATACGCAATTGGTTTAACAGCGGCTGCTCGTGCTAACGGTCTTGCTATATATGCTTATATTCCTGCTAGTGGTACCGCTGGTCTAGTATCCGGTACTGGTGGAACAGCACGTCTATTAGGCGATATTATCCGTCAAACAGGCAGTAACAAATATCTAGTAGCTACATCAGAAGGTGTTGGCCGTGTTAAATTAGTGTATGATGGTGTTGCCGACGCAGCCGGCGAAGCTGATTTAACAGCAACTGACTATGCCGGTAAAACATACTATGTTATGAAGTTAAATGGCCGCAAGGCAAAACTAAAACAATATGGTTCAGCTGGTCACGAATTTGCTGACGAGTCTTGGGTCAAGTGGAATATCACTACTGCAGTAACCAATGACACCGTTACTTTGGCTAATAATTAATTTGTATTAGCACAACAGAAAAGGGCTTTGGCCCTTTTCTTATGATCTGCTAAATATGTATAAAGGAAGAATACATGGCCTTAGACGTTTTATCATATTCTGGTGATCTAAAGATCAAAACTGGCAATGCCGGTATACTGACTCTTGACACTGGTGTTAATACCGGTACTGTAATTATTACAGGAAACCTTGACGTCCGTGGCGTTCAAACAGCTATCTCGTCTACAAATACCAATGTTAGAGATAACATCTTAGTTTTAAACTCTGGTGAAAGTAACAACTACGTAACACTAGGACAAGCTGGTATTTTAGTTGATAGAGGAAATAACGGTAGTTTAATTACAGCCGCTACGTTCTTATATGACGATGCTAGGTCTTGGTCAATTGTTGCTTCTACGCAAACTAATAAAACAACTCAAGGACTTTGGACAATAAAGTCTGGAAGCACTGGTACAGCGATCGAAGTTGGTGGAATCGTACTATCAAGTAGTGCTCCGCTAGACGGATTTAATAGACGCACCCTTAACTTCTTAGGTCGAGGATCAGCCGCGGTGTTATCTGTAGCAGGCCAAACTAATTACGCTAGTCGTGTTGTCCATGACGATGACATTCCAAACAAATACTACGTTGATAACTCGGCTTTACGAGGCACCGCTACTAATGCTCTAACATCTTTAGAATTAAGACAAGGTAATACTTATATCACTGTCGCAGACGATAGCGTTACAGGTGTACCTAGTAAAATAACAACCTACATTGATGGTGTAGGAACTATGATTGTTCAAGGCAGTAGTATCCAATTAGGAAGCCTAGCAGTTGTAGGAACAACTCTTAGAACACTAGCACCAAACGCAAACTTGTTCTTGACAACTATCGGAACAGGTACAACAGTTGTAAATAATGGACTGTCAGTCGGAATGTCTAACACACCGCCTCAAGCAGAATACGGTGTAGTTAAAGTTTATACAACATCAACTCCTGGAGCAGGCGGCACTGGATTGTTCTTTAAAACAATTGACGTGGGTGCTAATCCAGACGTTACAGTTACAGGTGAACTAGTATCGGCTAGAAAAGCATTGGTATACAGCATTATATTTGGATAAGGAATTTATATGGCAATCACTAACTCGCAATTAAGCGCATCACAAAAAACAGAAGTCTTTGTAGCCAACGGAGAAAACGCTGTTACCTGCTTAATATTTTGTAATTCAAGTTTAACTGTTGACGCAACAGTGAGCGTATGGATGGTACCGTCTGCTATTGCCGCAGGTGACGCAAATATAATTTTAAATCAAATTTCTGTTCCGGCCGGAGAAACTTTTAGCATGGACACAGAAAGATTTATTTTACAAGACGGTGACAGCGTGCAAGCTCAGGCAAGTCAAAATACAATTATTACCTGCACATGTAGCTATGTTCTAGTAGGTTAATACTATGAAATTTTATAAAAGACTAAATTTAGATTCTCATAGTCCGCAAAGCAATACTCTTGCTGTAGAGCAAGATGGCCGTGCTATTATCGATACCACACAAAGTTTAAGACTGCCATCTGGAACAACTCAAGAACTTCCGCTTGACGTAACTCCGGGCCAAATTAGACATAATTTAACAATGCTAGAGTTTGAAGCTCTATCAAATAATGTTTGGGAAAGAGTTAGAATGGTACGACCGGCTACGATCGTGGCTCAAAATTTAGGAAGTGGAAATTATTATAGCAATTTGTTTGGACCATTAAACCAAGATTATCAACCGTCATACGATGCCGGCGCTCAAAACGTTATGGTCTATGTTGATAACGTATTTCAAATTCCCGGAACTAACTACGATCTAACAACAGATCCTAACCCAGCTTCGGCTACAACTACAGCAACAACTACTGCCGGAAATACAATACTACAACTCGACAATGTGTTTAACGTTCAACCAGGAACAACAGTCACAGGCGACTCGTCTATACCAAACGGAACTGTGGTGTTAGGAACTTTAGACAATACATTTAACATTACAATCTCTAATGCGTTAACTGGAACACTGACAGAAGGTACAGCATTAACATTTACATTTAATACTGGAAGTTATATAACTTTCTCCGGACCAGTGCCAGCAAAGCCAGTAGTAGCAATGCTTGGATACGACGGATATTTCCCTCCAGGCTAACGCCTATACGGCACAAATATTGCTTTCCAAATAAATACAACGATGCCAAATTTTTGGCAGGATTATACTGTGGTAAACCCGCAATGCAAGGTGGTTATCCGTGAAACTCGGTGTATAAGGAGCTAGAATGGCCATTGGTCGCATTACTGGTCCGTTACTCGCAAGCAACTTGCGACGAGACGGCATAGACATAGCAATTGACGATGATTTGCTATATGTTGACGTTGTAAACGGCCGAATTGGTATTAGACAATCTGCTCCGGCATACGAGTTAGATGTTAACACAGGCACAATTAGAGCTGCCAAAATAATCCTTAATACCGCTACTATCGGTTTAATAACCATAGAAAGCTCAACATCTAGTAGCACAGTTTCGACCATCTACGGTCCATTTAATATTACACCAGGCGGTACAGATGATACATTTATCAACTCTGACCTACGAGTTGACGGTGATGTATTTGCTACAGGAAATTTCTTTGCCCAAGGAAATATTAAATTAGGCGATACTACATCAAGCGACACGATTAGTCTACTTGGAGAGATTGATACTGATCTATTACCCTATCTAAGTTCCGGGACATTTGTTACCACAGTTACTAACGGATTTACAGTAACAGAATTTATTACCAATACTAATATTATTTCTGATTACAGTATCGGTAATACTACTTCTTACTGGAAGAGTGCTTACTTAGAAAATATTTTTACTAAGCAAGTAGATACTGTTGGTACATATACTAACGTTCAATTCTTTCCAGATATACCTCTACTAGAAAGAACCCTAAACAAGAGCGTACAAATTAACGGAGACATTCGAGTCTACGGCGGAAATCCAATTGGAACTGCCCCTGTTGTTAATAATATACTATACGTAAACGAAAACGGTAGTGACGAAAATGATGGTAGAGCCATGGACTCAAGCCGTGCTTGCCGTACGATTAGTGGAGCAACTAAAAGTCCTTATTACAAACAAGGTACTGTTATTAAAGTTGCTCCTGGAAAATATTACGAAGACAATCCTATTGAATTGTTGCCTTACACATCTGTATATGGAGACAGCTTAAGGGGAGTTTTTGTATTTCCATTAAACAACGCAGTTGATTTGTTCCATGTAAACAGCGGTGTTTATATTACTGGGATGACCATGCGAGACCTTCGTCGAGGAGAAGTTACTCGCTACGTGCCGGGCGGTGCTGGCACATACACAACCGGTGCGTATTGTGTTGCCTTTCCACCTAAGCTAGATAATCCAATTGACGTATTTCACAGTCCCTATATTCAAAACTGTACTAATCAATCAGGTCCGTGGCTGTTTGATGGAACAATGTTTGTGCCAAATCAAACAGTTCAAGTTCCATTAGTAGTTGCTACATCCACATACGTAATCAACACCACGGTTATAACTGTAAACATACTCCCTGAAATTTCAGGTCAGATGCCCGAGATAGGAATGTCTATTAACGGAAAAGGTATTTTAATTGATCCAGATATACTAGTCGCCACTATTGACGCTATTGAAAATCCTGATCCAAATTTTCAAACTGCTAAAGGATTATTAGTAGATAATAAATCTTTTATACAAGACGAAGTTGTTTCATATGTAGATTTCTTTTATTCAGATCTTGTTTATGACAGAGTAAAATGTAGAAGAGACGTTGGTTATGTTGTAGATGCTCTTGTTAATGATGTTATTTTAGGCGGCAACGAAAGTATTGTTACTGCTGGTAAATCTTATTATGTAAACAATGTTCAAATTTTAGGCAACGAAACTACTGCAACTATTGCAGCGTTTAATAGGATTGGAGTTATTGCTAAAGATATCGTATCTAATGTAACTGTTACAAAAACTACAGGTACGATAGCATTTCAATCATTTAATACAGCATCTAATGGCGGCTCAGTAGTAGTAGGCGGAATTGATAACTCGATTAGTTTACTAGTAGACATTCTAGAAAATCAACCAGGTTACGAAAATGCCGCGGCATTGTTAAATGCTAATAGAGGATTCTTACAAGCGGAAGTAGTATCATTTGTAAATGAAACTTACGTAGGACAATCAATTCCAAGTTTTACCTACGATAGATCAAAATGTTTTAGAGATACTGGACTATTAATCGATGCCTTAGCAACTGACTTGCTATATGGTGGCAATGAGCAATCAACTGCCGCTGGCGCAAGTTACTCTAACGGAGCAGTAATAGCGAACCAAATAGACGAAACAGTTTCAGCAATAACTTATCTAGGTTCAATCGTTAGAGATGTAATATTAAAAAATCAACTATTAGACAGTTATCAATCAACAGTTACACAGATTGTCAATTTAACTACCGGCACAAATGCTGCCGTTGAACTTGTTAGCAGGAATATTGTATTAATCAATCGCCGAATTCAAGGAAAGCAAACTTCATCTTTAGTTTCTAATAGTGTTAATCCTAGCACAATATCGGAAATTGTTAACAGCTACGATCTTTTAGTAGCTAATAAAGAATTCTTACAACACGAAGTAGTGGCCTATGTTGATACTACTTTTACAAAATTAGATTTTGTTTACAATGAATCACATTGCGAACGAGATACTGGATTAATTTTAGACGGCTTAACGTTAGATCTAGTATATGGAGGATCAAGCCAATCAACTTTTGCCGGACTACAATATTGGAATCAAGGCACAACTGAGATACCTGGCGAAGAGACTATTACAAGAAATGCTTTTAATTATGCTAAACAGATATCAGAACAAATAGTACAAAATTTTACTGTTAGCAAACTAAGCACAGCTATACAAGATACCTCAGTAACGGCTACTAGTGTCACAGTCGTGTCTGATCTTGTTGACAAATATGATGTAATATTGAATATTTTAACAGTTGGTACAGCAGGGGTCACTGATACAATCGTACCAAACGGTGCTGTATCTACAGATGTTGATGTATTATATGCTGTTCAAACTTTAAAAAATAATAAGTCATTTATTCAAGATGAGGTAGTGGCGTATGTTGAAGCAAATAAACCAAGCGGTTTTGTATACGATCAAACAAAATGTAGAAGAGATGCTGGGTACATAGTAAACAGCGTTACTATGGATTTATTACGCGGCGGCAATAGACAAAGCGTACAAGCAGGAGTTTCTTATTACGGATATAACTCCACCAGCACAGTTCTTATAAATGAAATACCGCAGACCATGGCGGCTTACAAGTACATGAAAGCGTTAGTTGACAAAGTTGTTCAACGTATAACTGCTACAAGAACATATCAGCCTAATATTTTACAAAATACAGACTATCTGGCAGCAACTGCTGATGAGTCTCGAGCGGTTGGCGATAACATTGACTTAATTAGAAAAATTATAAAATACGGACCATCGGCTGCTCCGGAGCTATCATCGATAGGTTTAGATATTAGCACATCAACATCAGTTCTTCGAGCATATGATCTACTAGTAGCAAACAGAGATTTTATTGTTGCCGAAGTAGTTGAGTTTGTTAATACTACATTTATCAACCCTTACGTATTCAAGTACAATGAAGAAAAATGTTTTAGAGATGTTGGGTTAATCGTGGATGCTGTTGCTCAAGATATTGTTAATCGATCAAATATTAAATCTTTAGAAGCAGGATATGCCTACTGGGATAATGCGGTTAGTGTAATCGAAGGACAAACAAAAGAAACTGCTGGCGCTATCTTATATTTTAAAAATCTAGCATTAGAAGTTATTGCTAATAATCCAGTAACTTCTTTATACCAAACATCCAAACAAATTACAGTCCCTGGTTCAAGCTCAACTACTGCTACAATCGTTGTACCGCAACTTATTAACAGTCAATTGAATGGCGGTTATGTTGCTAGAGATTTAGTAAGAAACAATTTTGATGCTATCGCTACTATTATAGAAAATGGTCCACCTTTCGCACCTCCTAGTACAAATTCCACATTAACTCAGTTCATTCTACATCTAAGTACTTCAACGATTGCGTCAGCAACAAATGATATTATGTATATTGGTTATACGACAGTATACCCAGAAGAAGATAAAAATATGCCAGGCGAATGGAGTCTTGACGGATTTGCTGATAGAAGAATTGATCCTAACGGCTCCGGTGGCGGTGCTCTCGTCGACGGATTTGCGCCATCTACTAGAAGTCCAATTCAATCTTTTGTGTTTGATGCGTTTACACAAATTACCCAAGGTGGAAGAGGAATTCATATTATCAATGAAGGCTATGCTCAGTTAGTATCTGTGTTTACAATTTTCTGTAACATTGCTGTTGAAACTGATGCCGGCGGTATTGCTTCTATTACCAACTCAAATAATAACTTTGGTGACTTATGTCTTTTATCTCGAGGGTATGGAAGACGTAAATTTGGAGGAACAATTTACAATCCGGCCAACGTTGCCTATAACGAGTTAACAAATAGCTTTGAAGCTAACGAATATTATCCACAAGGCTATTTCCCTACTAGCCAGCAGGTATGTGTGTTTGTGCCAGATCCTGCCAATAGACCACACATTAGTTTAGTGATGGAAGTTGTTCCTCCAGACGAATATGTAAACTACGACGGAATAACTGTTCCGTACATTAACGAACAAGGATTTCCGGGATTTTTAACAGCCATTGTCAACACATCTAGTTTAACGACCAGCAGTTATACAGTTGATGGAATTGATGTAACGGGAGTTTCAGTAGGACAGACTGTTTATATAAGAGATCAGTTTGGATATGAAGCAGATGATAACGGTGACGGAGTTGCTTACTTAACAACAGGTACGACAATCACCGAAGTTAATTATCAATCAATTACACTGAGTAACCCTATTCTACAAGGTGGCGGCCAATACGGCAACGGAAATTATTTTAATATCTATTGCTGTGGAAACGCATACTATAACATTTTAAGTAGCAAAACAGTTACTAGTCCGTATCCAACTGGTCAAAGTAAAATATTAGGCCAAGAGACCGAAACAATTGACGCTATTAACTATCTAAGAGACATATCTAACAATGTAGTATCAAATATTTTAATGACTGCTACATACAGCACTAGTGTAGCTCAAACTATTGACAATGGTTTTCCGTCAGGAAATAATTCAACTGGATTTATTAGTGATAGTCTAGGTATTATTACAGGAGTAATACTAGCTGGACCACAGGCCGCACCGCAAGTTAAGACTACAGGAACTGCAGTTGCTGGAAAAAATGATGCTATTGCTTTGCTTAAAAAGAATAAAATCTTTCTAATGAACGAAACTGTAAGCTATGTAGATGCTATCTACGGAGGATTTACTTACGATGAAGCCAAGTGTTCAAGAGATACAGGGTTGATTGTTGACAGTATTGCTATTGACATGCTTTACGATAGCATTTCTCAAAGTACATTTGCTGGATTACAATATTGGAATCAAGACAGCTATACTGGAGATATTATTGATCAAATCGTACAGACTAGGGGCGCGATTGCTTATCTAAAATCGTTAGTAGTATCAACTGCTGGCGGCGCACCAGGTGTAGTTGCTGGCCAACGTTTTGACAACATACTTGACATATTAGATAACGGAATTGTTGGAATATCAGATGATATCGTTCCAAACGGTTTTAAAACTACTGACTTTACAGCATTGACAGCAGTAGCCAACGTCCAAGCAAGCAAAGAATCTTACAAAACACAAGTTATTAACTACATAACTTCAACTTACGGCGGCGGTTTTAGCTACGATGAAACTAAGTGTCGCCGAGATGTTGGATATATTGTAGACTCAGTTTGCTTTGATATGCTTCATGGCGGTAACAGACAAAGTATCATGTCAGGAGTTTACTACTACGGATTTAACCCTGCCGACTCTGCGATTGATAATCAAATTCCACAAACAGAAGCTGCCTATAATTTTATCAAAGCCATTGTTGGAGATATTGTAACTGGTACTCCAACATCTCCAAATTTCCAAACAGCAGTACCTCAGGTAACTAATTTAAACCCTGCCACTTTAGCAGAAGCTGCAGTACTTCAGTCAAAGGTTGATATTATAACTGATATTATTAGAAACGGCCCAGACGAAGCAGGCGAAAAGGTACCAGTTGGTCTTGTACAAAATGCTAATCCGAATAGATTAAAAGCATTTGCGTTATTACTTGCTAATAAAGAATTTATCAAAGCAGAAACGATTGCCTATATCAATGAAACGTTCCCTCAAACGTTTGTATACAATAAACAAAAATGTCGAAGAGATGCCGGCTTAATGATCGATGCTCTCATAGCGGATTTACAAACTGGGGGCAACTTTAGGAGTGTCGAGGCAGCTAAGACATATTACACAAGAGAAGGTACTTACCATATCGCTACTTTGGAAGATAACGTAAGAAATCAATTGTTATTTGTTGACGGTAGTACAGTTAACTTCTATCAACGAAGTTATCAAAGTGCGTCAGGCTACTTGTTTGAATATTGCGGAGCAGGAACACAATACGGTGCCTTGCCTCAAGTAGGAAGAGTTGACCCCGAACAGACCAAAGAAGTTGTTCAGTTAAATAATGGTAAGGTGTTCTTTACTTCAACAGACCAAAACGGAGATTTCCGTATCGGTCCAACATTAGTGATTAGTCAGGCAACAGGTGTGTTGTCTGGCAGGACATTTGAAAAGAGCTTGTTTGCCCAGATGACACCATTCATCTTAGCTGTTGAAGCGGGCGGCAGCGAATAAAGGAGAAATACATGGCATTAATTCCATTAAACACGTTTAAGACAAAGACAAAGATTTTAGATACTAATACTACTGCTACTGTTTATGTAGCACCAATCGGAGTTACTTCTATTATCTTGATGGCACAGGTGGCCAACGTTGATAGTCAAGCTACACATACTGTTACTTTCAGTCATCATAGAAGATTTAGAGTTCTTCCTGACGCCCAAGGTAATAACGCACAAGAGCCAAATACAACATCGGAGTTGGTAATGAACTTCCCAATTCCGCCCAATGACTCAGCATCGTTAATTACTGGCAAGATGATTCTCGAAAGTCAAGATAGTATCAGAGCTTATTCAGACGCAGCCGGCTCGTGTAAACTTGTATTAAGCGTGTTAGAAACAGCAAACAATTAAAATAAAACATAAGAGAAAACGATGCCACGTTTATTAAGTAATAGAAAACCGGTTCCTCGCCCAGAGAATTTAAAACCAGATAGATGGGATTATCTAGGAGTAGATAATGCTCAGCCTGCGCTCGGCGTTGCTCCGGAGTCTAATACTGGTTATACGTTACAAACAGACGATAGTGGTAAAGCTACTTTTACAAATACTTTAGGTAAACTAAGTTTCACAAGTCAGGTTATTAGATCCACGCAAAATGGCACTGAAATTGAAATTAACGGTGTAGACTCTAACTCAAATATTATACTAACACCATTTCAGAAAGTTCAAATAGCAGGTGATGTAGACATTGAACAAGATTTAGCAGTAACTGGCGACGGTTCGGTAACCGGGGATTTTACTGTAAGCGGTATTCCTCTAGGAACATTTCCAATTAATCCGTTGACCCTATATGTTACTCCAAACGGAAATGATAATAATGACGGATCTGCGCTTGATTCTACAAGAGCATGTAGAACAATCAGTGGAGCTGTTCGTAGTCCATTGTATACCGAAGGCACAACAATTAGAGTTGCCGCAGGTACTTATTTTGAAGATAACCCAATACCTCTAAAGGCATACACTTCGGTGGTTGGTAATGACTTAAGAACTACTTTTGTTGAACCATTGAATAAAGATTTAGATTTATTCCATGTTAATTCTGGTGTATACATTGCACAAATGCAAATGCGTAATCTACGTAGAGGAAGTGTTGAAAGATATGCTCCCGGAGGTCAAGGTACATACACAACTGGCGCATACATGTGTGCGTTTCCTCCTAACTTAGAAAATCCTATAGATTTATATCATTCTCCGTACATTCAAAACTGTACCAATCAAAGTGGTCCGTGGTTGAAAGACGGGACAATGTTTAACCCAAATCAAACAATACAAATTCCGTTAGCCGCAGGAACATCAACCTGGACAGCAGATCAAAATCAAATTGTAGTTTCTGTATATACAGGTACTATTTCTGTAGGTATGGCAGTCAATGATGCTGCCAACGAAGGATATAGAAATGCTCAGTTGTTACTAGAAAAGAATAGGATATTTCTACAAACACAAGCTGTTGCATTCGTAGAAGATCAATTTCCAGATTTAGTATATAATCAAGTTAAGTGTTATCGCGATGTAGGATATATCGTTGATGCGGTTGCTGGTGACGCTCGATTCGGCGGGAACAAAAGAAGTATCGAAGCAGGGCTAGCCTATTGGTCCGGGAATACCAGTTTAATTTCCGGAGAACAATTTCAAACAATCGCGGCAATTAATTATATTAGAGATTTATCAGTAGATATTATTGTCAATAATACTGTAACTAATTTATTTGATACTTCTACCTTCCAGGTTATCAATTTAAATTTAGACAACGGTCAAGTTGTTAATACTAGAATAATTGAAAGTTTTAATTTAATTTCATCAATCATCCAAAGCGGCGAAAGCAGTGTTCCAAATCCTAAAGAAGATCTTTACGGATTAATATATCCAACTGGTCTAAGTCCCAATGGCGTTAATAATGCGTCTACAATAACTGCGATCACAACCGTGTCAGATAATGTATACTTAATTACATTAAGTTCTCCTACTGTAAGTCCTAGCGATAACGCAACAATCTATTTTGGAGAAACTTCGGTATATCCGTTCTTAGATGCTGATATACCCACAGCATGGACTGTAAATGACGGAGACAAGTATGCTGATCGTAGACTTGATCCTATAGGGTCTGGGGGTGGCGCATTAGTTGACGGGAACGCTCCGAGTATACGATCACCTATTCAATCTTTTGTGTTTGATGCGTTCACGCAAGTTACACAAGGCGGTATCGGAGTCCACATTATTAATAACGGATACGCACAGTTAGTTTCTGTGTTTACTATTATGTGTAGTCAGGCTGTTATTGTTGAGAACGGCGGCATTGCTTCTATTACTAACTCTAACGCAAACTTTGGTGATACTTGTTTAACGGCAAAAGGTTTAGGCAAATTGGCATTCGCAGGATTTGTTAGAAACCCTGCGTATCCTACAAACGTACCTAACAGTGATTTCTACCCATTAGGTTTTTGGCCAAACAAACAAAGAATGGAAGTCTTTATTCCTAACGATAGAGATCGTCCACACATCGGGCAAGTTATGGAAGTTGTTGCCCCTGATACTTACCTTGATTACAATGGTGATAGGGTTCCTTACGTTAATTCAGCAGGATATCCAGGATACCTGATTGCCACAATTAACACTAACACCCTTGTTACTAACAGTTACACTATCAATGATATCGATGTAACTGACGTCGCAGTCGGTCATACACTTTATGTGACTGATGTTTTTGGAAACTCTGTAAATCCAGATACAGGCATTCCTTATATCACTACTGGTACACAGGTAATTGATGTCAATTTTAGATCGATAACTTTAGACCGTCCAATAGTATCCGGGTATCAAGACTTAAATTACGATGCGTTTTTTAATTTATATTTCTGTGGTAACGCATATTATACAGTATTGTCAAGTATAGTCGACGAGTCATTGTCGTCAACTGTTACAAATCAAGTGACACTTGTTCCTGGCCAAGAAACAACCACATCTTTAGCAGTTAGCTATGCTAAAAATCTCGCTCTTCGAGTAATACAAAATGAACCGGTCGCCGGATTAGTATATAATCAGGCAAAATGTAAGAGAGACACTGGACTAATAATTGACTCTATTGCCGTAGATCTGTTATACCCAACAACTGAACTAAGTCAGAGTAATTTTAGCGGTCTTCAATACTGGAATCAAGATCAGTATATTGGCACCATTGCCAACGAACTGACCACTACTACTAATGCCATTAGGTATGTTAAGCAGTTAGCACAAGAAATTGTTCAAAATATAACAGGTAGCGTTAGCTCAGGAACTCGTTACCAATCTACTGTTACACAAAATATTTCTCCGCCACCTGCTTCGATCGTAGCCGCTACAATCGTAGGAAATGATTTTGAGGTAATATTAGATATCATCGTTGATGGAGTTGCAGGAGTAACTGATAAAATTATTCCTAACGGTGAAATATCAGGAACAGAAGAAAGAACAAAGGCTTATAATTTATTATTAGGTAATAAAACATATATCCAAGAAGAAGCGATTGCCTATGTTGAAACAACAAAAACTTCTGGATTTACTTACGATGCCGGCCTTTGCTATCGAGACGTAGGGTATATGATTGACAGCGTAGCGTTTGATTTGCTACATCCGTACGGAGATGTGTCGAGTAACAGACAGGCTATTCAAAGTGGCGTTAGTTACTACGGATACAATTCTTCTTCAACTGCGATAGCTAATGAGATCCCAGCAACTACTGCGGCCTATAATTATATCCGACAATTAATTCCGTATGTAGTACAAGGAATAACAACTTCTACTTATCAGACTTTTGTTCCTCAAATAACAAATATTTCTACTGCCACAATAACAGAAGTAACAAAATTACAAGATAGCATTGATCTTATTGTTGATATTATTAACAACGGACCCAATGCGGCCAACGCTAAGGTTCCTGTTTCTTTAACAGAATCGTTAATTCCGGAAGATTATAATGCGTATCTTGCCTTACAAGCTAATCGATCATTTATCCAAGAAGAAGTAATTGCCTATATTAATTCTACCAACGATCTTGGAACGTATCAAACTGCGTATTCACAGATATTTGATTCAACTTTAACTGGCGGAATCGATGCTGTCGGATCTCTAGGATCTAAATTTGACATTATCGCTAATATAATCAAAGACGGATCTACTAGTAGTCCAGAAATTACTCGACCTAGACAATATGTTGACCCTAACATCAATATATTAAATGCTAAAAAGTTGCTTGATAAGAATAGAAGATTTATCCAAGAAGAAACTGTAGCATTTGTTGACGATCTATGGCCAAGTAAATTTAGTTACGATCCTGCTAAGTGCAGTCGAGATACAGGACTGATCGTTGATTCTCTAGCACAGGATTTATTATTCCAAGGAACAAGCCAGAGTACATTTGCCGGCCTTCAATATTGGAACCAAAACGCAAGTGTTATTCCTGGTGAAGAAACCACTACAACTAGAGCAATTAGTTACTTAAAGTCTCTAGCACAACAAGTTGTTCGTAATAATACATCTGGATATAGATATCAAAGTACTGTTACTCAAGTGACTAGTACAATAACTAGTTCCACATCAATTGTTGCTGCCAATGTAGGGAAGGATTTTGATGTAATCTTAACTATTCTTGAAAACGGTACCGAAGGCGTAACAGACATAATTGTACCAAACGGAATAACTGCGAGTACGTCCACTTCAACAATTTCGGCATATACTTTACTTCAGGCAAATAAGGAATATCTACAACATGAAGTTGTTGCCTATGTTGATCAAACATCTAACTTTGTATATGATCAGGCCAAGTGTTTGAGAGATACAGGATTAATTGTTGACAGTATTGCGTTTGATCTATTATATCCGTCAACTAACGATAGTCAAAGTACATTTGCCGGAATCCAATATTGGAATCAAAATAGTTATGTTGGAAATATTGCCAACGAAATAACAACTACTACTAACGCTATTATATACCTTAGCTCATTGGCGCAAAAAGTTGTAGTTAATAATCAGAGCGGCACAAGATATCAAAGTACCGTTACACAAACTACTTCAACATTAGTGGCAACATCAAACGAATCGGCTGTTGTTGGAAATAACTTTGGTTTTATTATTGATATTTTAAACACCGGAACTAACGGAGTCACTGATATTATTGTTCCTAACGGAAAAAGACGTTCTTCTACAAATACAAACTATGCTTATAATTTGTTACTTTCTAACAAAGAATATCTAATAGCTGAAGTTATTGCCTATGTTGAAACTACTAAGACAAGTGGATTTACTTACGACTCTGCTAAATGCCAAAGAGACGCAGGATACATGATTGACAGTGTGGCATTTGATCTACTACACGGCGGCAATAAGCAGAGTATTCAGAGCGGAGTGTTGTATTACGGATATATTAGTACGTCTACAGCTATTTTAAATGAAATTCCCCAAACTACAGCCGCTTATAATCGACTAAAAGACATACTTGGTAATATTATCAGCGGAGTTGAAATTATTCCTAGCGCAGGAAATACTACAAATCAGATAACTTATATGTTGCCTGCTAATAGTACTACAATAACAAAGGCCAAAGCAAAGGTTGATAAAATCACAAATATTATCAACAATGGACCTGCGATTGCCGGAACATTAACTTCTATTAGTTTAACTGCGAGCAGTGACATTAACTCAACTTATGCTTTTGATTTATTGTTAGCCAATAGAACATTTATTCAAGACGAAATTGTTTCTTATATTAACAGTAATTTTACAGGGTTTGTTTACGACAAAGAAAAATGTTTCCGAGATATAGGTTATATGATCGACAGCGTAAGCGTTGATTTACTCTACGGTGGTAACAAACAAGCTGTTCAAAGCGGTGTATACTATTACGGATATAACGGAGAAGACACAGCAATACCTAAAGAAATTCCACAGACTACCAGTGCTTATAATTTCATTGAAAGTATTGTTGAAAATATTGTTACGGGAACTTTAATTACGGACCCACAACAAACATTAATCACTCAGGTTATTAGTACACAGACTGGAACAACAGTCGAAGCACAAATAGTTAAGAATAATGTTAATTTAATTAATAATATTATTGAGCGCGGTCCAGACGAAGTTACGGTTAAAGAATCAATTTCTGTAACAGCAAGCACCAGCACTTCTACTGTCAACGCTGTTAAACTATTAAATGCTAATAGAGATTTTATTAGAGCAGAAACTATTGCCTATATTAATAACACTTACAACACTGGATTTTTATATGATAAAACAAAATGTAAGAGAGACACTGGTTTAATTATCGATAGTATTGCTTTTGATTTGTTGTACGAAGGTACAACTGAAAGCACGTTTGCCGGATTACAGTACTGGAACCAAGATGCCTATACTGGAGAAATAATTTCACAACTAACAACAACTACAAATGCTATAAGATATATTAAAGAATTAGTAGGCAAAGTCATAGTCAACGAACCGGTAGATGCTACAACTTCTACAGCACAAGTGTTAAATTTATCTACGGGTACTGTTAAGATTTCTCAAACAGTACAAAATAATGTTGATTTAATTCTGTCAATATTGACAGGTGGAACTACTGGAGTAACTGACTTAATTGTTCCAAACGGAGTAGTTTCAACTAGCACCAATATACTAGCAAGTTACGATATATTAAGAGCTAATAAAGCATTTATTCAAGATGAAGTTATTGCTCGTATAGATTTAGATAATCAAGAGTTTAGTTACGATAGAGAAATTTGTTATAGAGATGTTGGGTACATAGTCGATTCATTAAGTTTTGATCTATTACACGGCGGCAACAGGCAAAGTATTACCAGCGGCGTATACTACTACGGATTTAATGCCGCTGATACTGCCATTGACGATCAAATTCCTCAAACAACTGCCGCGTATGACTATATTAAGACCATAGTCGGTAATATTATTACCGGAACATCATTAGATAACACTTACCAATTTAAAGTTCCGCAAGTATTATCTGCGTCAACTGGAACTAGTATCGAAGTTTCCTTAGTACAAGATAAAATAGATAATATTACAAATATTATTAACAATGGTCCCGGAGTAGCACCAGCAAAACAACCAATTAGTCAAGTAGCAAGTACAAGTACTCAAGTTATCAACGCATTTGACTTACTATTGGCAAATAGAGATTTTATCAAAGCTGAAGTTATTGCGTATATTGATACTGCGTTTACCGACGCTCCAAATTATCCTAAAGATAAGTGTTATCGAGATGTTGGAGCAATCATTGATGCGGTAGGATACGATTTAATATACGGTGGAAATTATAATTCTGTAAACACAGGTAACGGTTACTTTAATCGAAAAGGACAGTATCACATTGTTCGACTAGAACAAAACGTAACAGACCCAACATTATTCATCGATGGTGCTACAGTAAGATTCTATCAACAGAGTTACATTTCAGCGTCTGGATACTTATTTGAGTATGTAGGTGCTGGTACACAATACGGTGCTCTGCCTCAAGTAGGTACTGCTGACCCACAACAGAACAAAGAAGTGGTTCAATTAAATAACGGTAAGGTGTTCTTTACATCAACAGACCAAAACGGAGATTTTAGAATCGGACCAACATTAGTTATTAGTCAGAGTACTGGTGTACTTGCTGGACGAACCTTTGAAAAGAGTTTGTACGCAACTATGACACCGTTCATCTTGGTGGTAGGAGCATAACGTGGCAATATTATTAAGCGGATCAGTTAGAAACCCTACATCACCGACCGGGTTTATTACACTACAACAAACTCAGGCTGCGTTGGGTAATACTCCGAGTACGTCTACTGGTTTTACAATCGTTACAGTAAATTCTCAAACTACCTACGCAACTAGTTTAGGATTTATTAACTTTAGCGCAACTACAACGGCAACATTCATACAGAGCTTAATACCAAATGGGGATGTAGTTTACAATCCAAACGGGACCGGAACATTTACTATCAACGGGCCTGTAAGCATTCCTCAATTAAATGCAGTTACTGCGTTCAAAGGTCCAGTAAAAGCCGCAACTACCGGAACGATTGACTTGGTAGGAGGTGCTCCTATTGAAGTTGACGGAGTTTCTTTATTAAAAGATGATCGTGTTTTAGTTTCTCAGCAGGACGATCCTGTTGAAAATGGTATCTATATAGTTTCTAATTTAGGAATTGGCACAAACGGAACTTGGACAAGATCAACAGATGCTAATACATCTGCTAAACTATCTGGTGCTATAGTTTACGTATCTAACGGTACTCTGTACAAGGGTAGATATTATTATACTACGTTTACTGAACAAGAAATTTTAGATACAGATCCTGTTTACTGGTTTCAATTAGTAGGCGATACCTTAAGTCAGGACATTACAAATAAACAAATTAACGCAACTGACATTGGTGTTAAAATTCCTGGAAAAGGTTTCTTTACTGAAATTTCTTCAACTGGAACTTTTCAGGCTAGTAAACTAAGATTAACCAGCACAGAAACATCAACAACTACAGATAGTGGTGCGTTAGTAGTTGCCGGCGGCGTAGGTATTGGCGGCAACATGAATATTGGCGGCCCAGTAAAAATATACGACCTTACATCTGCCACAAGTACCTTTACTGGAGCACTACAAGTTGGCGGCGGACTTGGTGTTAATGGCGATGTTTTTGCTCAACGATATTTCTCCGAAGGCGTTCCGTTAGACAATCTATATTGGAATGGTGGTACAATTACTGCTCCATTCAAAGTTAACAACCCTGCTCTAGCTACAAGTACGCAAACTGGAGCCGTCCAAGTATGGGGCGGAGTTGGAATTGGCGGTGATTTATTTGTTGGAAAAAGCATTACTTTAGAAAGTAACATAGCAACAGACAGAGTCTACTTTAGAATGCGTAATACTGCCACAAACGGACAGAGTTACACATGGCAAGTTGGCGGAAATAACTTTTCAGGACAGGGCGGCACCAATCTATTCGAAGGTGGTTTAACACTTTACAGCGATACTGCCAACACCGTCAGGCTAGCAGTTGTAAAATCAAGCGGAAATTTACTATTAGGCCCACAGATCGACAATGGCGTAGACAAATTACAGGTCTCGGGAAGCATCCGTTTTGGAGACGGTCAGCTGTTTACACGCAGTACCAGCATAAATAACACAAGTACTACGGTAATAGACAGTTTTCCTGCTTCGAGTTATAGGACTTCCAAGAACTTAATTCAAATAGCTGATGGCGTAGGACCTGGGGCAAAATTTCACGTAGTTGAAATAGTCGTATTAGTGGACAACGATGGCAACGTTTATAAGTCAGAATACGGTATTATTACTACAGGAGGGGCAGTTGGAGTGTTTGACGTGGATTATAACATAAGTGGAAATGGGCTAGTAAGATTGTTGTTCACGGCAAATCAGGCTTCAGTTAAACAGGTTAAGGTTATAAAAACCGGCATCAGTAGGTAAACTTTAAGGATTAAAAAGAAATGGCACTATATAAAGATTTCGTTGTCAAGGAAGGCCTGCAGATAGAAGGGGTAACCCAATCTACCAACACTACTAGCGGCGCTTTAATTGTCTACGGCGGAGCAGGAATCGCAAAAGATGTTAACATTGCAGGTTCCATCAAACGAACAGGTAATGTAACTGGTATTAATCATAACCTGGGTGCCCAATTTGCCTTAGGCGATGCCACATTTACAGATAGTTTAACATCTGGTAGAACAGCCTGGGGCGTTGTAAACTACTTTGGTAGCAGTGTTTTAGACGCAGTTAGTGAAAACGCAACCTATACAAACGCAACAAGTTTATATATTAAAGGCGCACCAACAGGTGGCGCCAATTTAACAATTGAAAAAGCCTGGTCAGTTTATATTACTTCTGGTACAGTCTTCATCGGCGAAACAAAAGGCAGTACATCAACTGCAGCAGGCCAAGCCCTACAGGTTAATGGCGGTATTAGTTTTGGTAACGGAATTTACGGTCAAGGCGGCGGCAGCTTTTACGGTCCGTTCCAATTAAACGACAGCGAAATTTTAACTCGTGCTACAGCAAACGTAGGTTTGGCAGAATTCCCCGACGGTATCTTAATTTCCACAAGTACGCAGGCAGTTAGTACACAAACCGGTGCGTTGATACTGTCTAAAGGCGGTGGAGCAGGCATCAGCGGTAATGTTTATGTTGGTGGCTATCTTGCTGTCCTAACTACGGCCACTATTCAAAGTACACAAAATGCTGTATCAACTTCAACAGGCGCACTTGTTATTAACGGCGGCCTCGGAGTTGGACAAGACATATGGGCTCAACGAGGATTCTTTACATCTAATCAAGGCAGTACATCAACTGTAGGCGGCAATGCTGTTCAAATAACTTCTGGTGGTATTGGAGTTGCTGGTCCATCGAGATTCGAAAGTCTTATACAAATTTCCGATAATACGGACTCAATAGGTCAAGGTGTAGGCGCATTAGTAGTAACTGGTGGTGTTGCTGTTGGAAGAAACTTAACAGCCGATACAATTAAAGTTGTTAATGATACCATTGCTACTGATTCTGCGACAGCACCTTTTACTGTAGCAGGTGGCGTTGGAATAGGTAAGAATTTAATCATTGGAAGTACTGCTACTTCTACAGGAACAGAAGCGTCAAATGCATTAGTAGTTGCTGGAGGTGCTTGGGTAGGTAGAGATCTAACAGTTAAAGGCAGCGCCATAATTGAAGGCGACTTATTACTATTAGGTCAAGGTACACAGGTAACAGTTAATTCTACAAATACATATATTGTTGATCCTGTAATTGATATTGGCGGTGCTCCTAATAAAGGTATCTTAACAGTACCAGATATCTATGACAAGGGTTTATTAATTCATTATCAAACTGCTGTCAACACAGCAAGTGATTTTAGAGCTTTCTTAGGTTTAGAAAATACTACACAACGCTTTATTTTTAAACAAGGCATCGATTCAGATGTAGGCGGTAACGATCCGTATGGTGATTACTACAACTCAGGGACCTGGAGTACTTTAGAAGCTGGTAGTTTAGTTTTACGAGACAATAATGTTTCAACAGACAACTTAACAGGCACCTTAAGAGTAACAGGCGGAGCATACTTTGGCAATAATTCTATATTTGCCAATACTGTAACAAATACAGCCGAGCATTGGAGCATAACCAGCATTGAAAATAATGCTATAAAAGTTCCAGACGGCGGCATTGGCACAAAGTATTTGTATGTAGCCGATCAAGGCTGGATCAACGGCGCACAAATTTTAACAACCGGTACAGTTAACGCAGGAATTGGCGGTGAATTTACCAATACATTCTACTTCTCGAATCAAACTCCGTCATATGGTACTAGCACCGGTGCTGTTATTATTAATGGTGGCGTTGGTATTGGTCAAGATCTTAACATTGGCGGCAGTGTAACTACTACAGGTACGATACATGTTTACAATCTAACAGAGTCCTATAATACCGCTAGCGGTGCGTTAGTAGTTGATGGCGGTGTTGGCATTGGCAAGAGACTTAATGTTGGCGGCCAAACAAGAATATACGATGCTACAGAAAGCACTAGTTCCGACACAGGCGCATTGGTTGTACAAGGTGGCGCAGGCATTTACGGTGATTTAAACGTTGGTGGATTGGTTAGTGTTGTTAATACATTGACTGTTGAACGTTTAGATGTATTAAGTACTATTGATAGTACTGATAAAACTACAGGTGCCATTGTAATTGCCGGTGGATTGGGCGTTGGCAAGACCATTAATGCTACCAGAATCAATATTGAGACTGCTAGTATCACCAGCGGATCAAATGCTGTATCGACGACTACAGGAGATTTAACTGTTGTTGGCGGAGTAGGTATTGGACAAGATGTTTGGATCGGCGGAAACATACGTGTACAGTCTACAACAACATCCATTGGAACAAATAGCGGTGCGATAATTGTTGATGGCGGTGCGGGCATTGCTAAAGATGTTTACATTGGCGGATCTATCACAAGAAACGGCACAGTATCAAAATCTGTCATTGGAACAACTGGCGCAGGTTTATCATTGCCTGCTTCTTCATATGTTGATTTAACAACAATCGGAGCAAATGCCGGTACTTTAGCAATTCACAGTTTGGGTCAACCGACAATACTTGGTACACTTGCGCCTAACTGGGACAATGCTACCACATTATATATCGATAATGCTCCAACATTTACTGGCGGCGCAACTGCTACTAAGAAATGGGCATTATACGTTTCCAACGGTGATGTAAGGATCAATACATCTAGCGGAAACGACGGTACTACAGCAACTGGAGCATTACAGGTATTTGGTGGCGTAGGTATCAGCGGAAACATTACTGCCGGCGGCTATGCTAAAGCAGGGTCTCTATTAATTGGTACTGGAACAGCGGCTGATTCTAACAAAATTAGTTCTTCTAAAGTAGCGGGTAAAAATGATACTAGTCCAGTATTGATCGATACTTATGTAGGAAATCAATTTACAACAGCAAAATATCTAGTTCAAGTGACTGATACTGGTACACCTAATAAATTCCATGTAGTAGAGTTGATGGTAACTTACGACGGAAGCGCAACACAAAATGGCGTGTACATCAGTCAGTATGGCATTCTTACCAACACAGGAGAACTTGGAGCATTTGATGTTAGCTATAACACAGGTGATATACAAGTGGTCTTTACTCCTAACTATACTCCGGTGAGTATGAACATACGAGCGTTACGAATGGCTATTGTAACCTAACACTTAGGGCTCTTAGGAGCCCTTTTTAACATACGGATAAATATTTCTATTAAAGCCGCCTTCACGTGGAAAGGGAAACTGAATGGCACAAAGTGATTTCATCGTTAAAAACGGTGCGGTAGTCCTTAACGGATTAACTGCCACATCGACAAGCACAACTACAGGTGCCCTAATAATCAAAGGGGGCATAGGCCTATCTGGCCAATCTACGTTTGGCGGCCCGCTAAACATTGTTTCCACTACTTCTTCGACGAATTCAACTTCTGGTGCCCTAACAGTTTTAGGCGGCGTTGGCTTTTCCAGTGATGTAAACATTGGCGGAACACTAAGAATACAAGGTACGGATATCCTTCGAGCCGACCAACATGTATTTTATGTTTCCGAACAAGGTGATGATACTGCTAACGGAAAAATTCCTCAGAGCGCAGTACAAACAATTAAGCAAGGTTTAGAGCTTGCGGGCGCAGTGGGAGAAAATGCAGTTGTACACATCCTTGCTGGTACCTATACTGAACAATTTCCACTAACTGTTCCTACCGGAGTCAGTGTTCGTGGCGCAGGCCTTCGACAAGTATATGTAAAACCTACTACAGCAACAAATACCAGTTCAGCATTTTTATTAAATGGCGAAACTACAATCAGCGACCTTACAGTTGGCGGATTTTATAAACCAGGTTATGCGTTTGAATACGATCCTGGAATGAAAATTACAACACGTAGTCCCTATGTAGAACGAGTTAGTGTTATTACAAAAGGATCTAATCCTGTATCAGGCGATCCATATGGCTACGACAGCACAGATGCTGGTGGCGGCGCATACTTAGATGGTGCTCTTGTAGATTCTACCAGTCTTGAAGCGGCATTTTTATTCAACGAAGCAACATTCATTACTCCAAATGCTACCGCAGTATATGTTACTAACGGTACACGAGTAGAGTTACTAAACGGCTTTAGCTATTTTGCCAACAAAGGAATCCATTACGAAAGTGGATCAGCCGGTTGGGGCGGCGCCGGCCGTACACGATTACGATTAGCCAACAGCACAGGTACATTCACCGTAGGGCATAATTTATATTACATCAGCTCTACAGGTACCGTAGCGGCTAGTGGCGTTATTAATGAAGTAACTCCAGAATACATATATCTAACTGGCAAGGCCAGCGGCTTTGTTGAAGCACAAGATCGTAGCGGCAAAGTAATTAATGTCTACGGTAATGTAGCAATGGACAGCTTCCAACGTAAAATTGGAACAGCATCAGCACATTTTACAACCAACGGCGACTTATTAAACATTGTTAGTGACAGTGATTTACAGTACGGCCTAAACGCCTACACGTTAGAATCTTGGGTCTATTTAGATTCCATTAATGCTAAACAACAACTGTTTAACAAAGGGTCGGCACCTTCGACTACCTTTGGTATGTACATTGGAGCCGACAATAAGCTAGTCGGCCAACACGGTACTATCCTATTCACAGCAACTACAGCATTGAGCGCAGGCAGTTGGTATCATGTGCAAATGTCTCGAGATGCGTTTAACACCAACAGATTGTTTGTTAACGGTGTTCTAGAAGGAACTACCACAGCAACAGCCAGTATCACTAACAGCGATGCTTTAGAAATTGGTGGTAACGGAGTAGTACCTAGTGTATCGTTAAAGGGTTACATGGATGAAATCCGTGTTAGTAACATTTGTAGAAACACCACCACGTTTACTCCTAGCACTACTGCTTATAATTCTGATGTTTATACTACAATATTGATCCACGCAGATGGAGCCACTACCAGTATAGATTTTAAAGATGATGGGCAGGGCGCACAAAATATCTATTCAACAACTGCTTCTTATACAGCCACAGTTGTTGCCAGCGCCCTTCAGATTACTCTAGCAGACTACAGACAGTTTGGTGGTGAGTTAAGATGTATCGGCAGCGCAGCCTGCTACGGAAATTATGGTATCTATGCCGACGGTGAAGGTATTGACATAAAAGCCATTGCGTTTAACATGAGCTTCATTGGCTCAGGAAAAGATTTTACCAACGATCCGACACTAACTGTACAAGATAATGAAATTGTCAAACTAAACGGCGCAAAAGTTTACTATCAAACAGTTGATCAACTTGGAGATTTCCGTGTCGGCGATCAGTTCCGTATTAATCAGCGTTCAGGCAACGTGGATTTTGGAACGGCCAACTTTAGATTAGGACCGTTATCAAGTTTAACAATCAGTGACGGCGTTAATGCGTCAGTGCTTCAGCCAACAAGTATTCAGGTTGGTTCATTATTATTCTCGTCAAACAGAGTTCAAACAATTAGCGGTAATCTTGTATTAGATCCATCGGGGTCATTGACCACAATCGAAAGCGATCTACAGGTAAACGGCAGTTTAAACTTTACTAATCAGTTGTTTGCTACCAGCATGGATAATGCTGTATCGACCACCACCGGTGCTATTGTTGTTAACGGTGGCGTAGGTATTGGCAAAGATATCTATGTGGGTGGAAGTGCTACTGTTGTTGGTAACCTAACTGTTAAAGGTACGACCACAATAGTGAACAGTACTCAGACTTCTATCGCAGACCCTGTAATAGATTTAGGTACTAACCCAGACAATTCTGATATCTTAATAAACGACGGATTTGATCGAGGTTTATTATTCCACTATAATCCTAGCGCGGTCATTAGCACAGCAACATACAGACGAAGCTTCTTTGGTATGGACAACGCATCAGAAACGTTGATCTTTAAAACTGGAGTAGCCACTGGACCATTTAGTCAAATTACTCCTTCATTCCTTAGTTTAGGAACGTGGGGTGCCGCAAGATTTGGTACACTAAAATTAGAAAGTACTGGCGATTCTAGCGGTAGTGGTTCTGGCTCACTAATATCCAACGGTGGAGCATACTTTGCCAAGAGAGTTTATAGCGGCGCTAACTTTTATGACGTCGACGGCAAGTTAATTTCTATTGTAACTATTCCTCAGTATGCTGTAACAACTCTTACTGCCGGAACAGATACCGCGGTAAACACTTCAACTGGAGCAGTAACCGTATGGACTACAAGCACATTACAGACCGTAACCAGTAGAGGAAGTTCTACTAACGTTGTAGTACAATTTACAAATACTTCTCAGGCAACTAGTACAATAACTGGTGCGGTCACTATAGTTGGCGGATTAGGTGTCGGCGGCGATATTTACGGTGCCAATCTCTATTCAGACGGTAGCTTAGTTGTTACTCAAGGTAGCATCGGCAGTTTAGGTATAACAGCACTATATGCCGGCACTGATACTTCGGTAAGTAGTCAAACTGGACAAGTGTATGTTTGGAATAATAGCACCTTGCAGACAGTGACCGGTAGAGGATTTACTACTACTAATGCTATAAACATTACTAATGCTACGTCGTCTACTTCTACTACTACTGGAGCACTAACAGTAGCAGGCGGTATCGGAGTCACTGGAGACATTTGGGCCAAGGACATTTACTCAAATGGCGTTAAGACATTAACGACAGAAACTGATACTCTTCAATTAGTTACACAGCGCGGGGCAACAACTGATAGAGCAATAACATTCTCTAATACATCTCAAGCTACAATTAACGGAAGTCAATTTGCCGTACAGTTATCCGGCGGATTGTATGTTGCTAAACGAACGTATGTAACTGGAGAAGTAACTGTTGGAGACGGTGGCGTTGATTCGAGATCCCCATTAAACGTAAACGGAAATTATCGTCTCCAATCATGGAACGATTCAACTGGCGGATTATTAGATCTATACTTTACAGGAACAAATTCAACAGGATATTTTTCTCTAAATGTAAACAGTGCTTTAGGTTTAGCACTTGGACCAAATGAAGTTATTCGTGTCCAACAAGGAGGATTTGGTTCAAATTTTGTTGGTATCAATGTAACCACTGCTACTGCACAGCTAGAAGTTGGTGGAGATATTAAAGCTAACAACATCTATGCTAATGGAAGTTTAGTAATTACAAATGCTACCCTAGGAACTTATGGTGTAACATCTATTAACACAGCATCGGGTGGCGGTATTTCTATTAATACCAGTACCGGTAACGTAATAATTCAAAGTATTGACGACCTTACCGCTGTTACCTCCAGAGGAAATTCTACCACTAATTCAATCATTATTGGCGGACTTAGCATTCCGCAAGGTAACGCAACTATTGGTAATACTCTAGACGTTCTCCTTACTTCAAATCTAAATACTGTTAACGTTTCCGGCATTCTTAATGTAACTGCTACTACTGCTTCAATAAGCACAAGTACCGGTGCTGTAATTATAGCAGGTGGCGCAGGAATAGCAGGAAACGTATTCGCAGGTGCCCTTTACGATCAATCAAATCGAGTCGTAACAAGTGTTACCCCAGTTGGCGGAACAGGAATTAGTATTAGATCCGGTGCTGTCACTGTTGGCACAGCAACTTCATTTACTATTGACAACACCGGTGTAATTGCTATACAAGGTTCGACCTATATAGGTGTAAATTCCGGTACCGGTATTGTTACCATTACTAACTTAGGTGTTCAAACTCTAACAGCAGGTGCTGATCTTTCAGTTACATCCAATACCGGTACTATTACAATCTCGAATACTAGTACTTTACAAAGTGTCACGAATAGAGGATCTACAACTAATAACGCTATTCGTATTACTAATGCTACGGCAAGTACTGCTACAACCAACGGAGCATTAGTTGTAACTGGTGGCGTAGGTATTGGCGGGGCACTAAATGTCAACGGTAACGCAGTAATTAATGGTTCGTTACAGGTATTTGGTAGTCAAACTTTTGTAAATTCTACACAAACTTATATAACTGATCCTGTTATCGAGTTAGGCGCTGGTGCCAACGATACGCTATTAGGCATTAACGACGGGTACGATAGAGGTCTAGTACTTCACTATAACACAACAAGCACACTTAATACTGCCTATGATAACCATGCCTTCTTAGGTATGGATAATGCTACTCAAAAATTAGTTTATAAAACTAATGTCTATCCCGGCGGAGTTGAAAACTATCCGGCTGCTTTCTCTAATACAGGAACATGGGGATCTGCTAAATTTGGTTCTTTAGAATTAGTCAACTCTACTTCGGCAACAAGCACACTGACCGGAGCAATAACTATCATTGGCGGGGCAGGCATTGGCGGAACAGTTTATATTGGTGAAAAATTATTCGTTGCTGGATACGAAGTTTTAACATCAGGAACAGGCGGTGTTGGTAGTTATGTAAGCTTCATAACTGCTGGAACAGATACAGCGATTAGCACTTCAACTGGCGCGGTTACTGTATGGAATACAAGCACGTTACAGAGTATAACAAACCGTGGCGCTACAACTACGAATATAGTTTCGTTTACAAACACAGGCAATTCTACATCAACTGTAGCAGGTAATGCTGTCCAAGTATCGGGCGGTATAGGCGTTACAGGTGATGTTTATATACAAGGAGATGTTTATAGTCAAGGGGGAACACCGTTATATACACCAAGGGTAACAGTATCAACTACTCCACCTACAACATCAACTAACAGGTTGGGCGATTTTTGGATTGATCCAAGCATTGGCGTTGAGTATCAGTGGATATGGAGTGGTACACGGTACTATTGGATCCAATTTACAGGAGCCATGTAATGTTAAATAGAACGGTTAATTAATTATGGCAGATTTAAATTTTCCCTCAAATCCCAATGTAGGCGATACCTATAATATAGGAACCAGGACCTGGGTCTGGAACGGCAACGCCTGGCAGATTCAATCAGCAATTACCAGCTTAGATCCGTTTACTGCTAAAAGAGTAATTGTAACTACTTCTACAAATGCTACTAGTACTGCTACAGGCGGATTGGTTGTGTATGGCGGAGCCGGTATCGCTGGCAATCTTGTAGTAGGCCCTGGTGCTATTACTAGAAACATTAACTATGCTCATATAATCTCTTCGGGCAATTTCCAGTTTGACGGAGATGCTCAAGCAGGATTTTATATACTACGTAGACAAGTAGCCGCCGCAATAGCAACCGCATTAACTACAGATGGAACTGCGGCAGGAACGACTAATCAAATTATACTACCAAATAATTCTGCGTTTTCTTTTAAAATTTTAGTTACAGCAAAAGCCACAACATCTGCTAACGAAGGTGCTTGGGAATTTAATGGAATAATTTCTAAAGTAACAGGAACTGCTTCTACTGCTGTAAAAGTAGTAAACAAAACAAAAATTTGGTCAAGCAATGCTGCCTATGACGTCAATGTCATAGCAGATACAGTATACGGAGGACTTCAAGTAGTAGCAACTGCCGCAGATTCAAACCCTGTAAGGTTTGTAGCAAGAGTCGAAACTGTGGAAATCACAACATAAATTTACAGATAAATATTGGATAACAAGTCATAAGCTATGTCAATTAATTTAGATACCAGTCAACAAGGAAGCGTAACCCTAAAATCGCCCAACACAGGTACGGTTACTTTAACCTTACCATCTGAAGTCGGCGCCACTGGCTACATTTTATCCACGGATGGAACAGGCGTTTTATCGTTTATTTCTCCAAATTCTGGTTCTACAGGTTTTCAAGGAGGCACAGGTGCTACGGGTCCAATTGGAACAACGGGTGCTACAGGTGCCACTGGACCGTTTGGTTCCACTGGTGCTACGGGGCTACGAGGAACTACAGGTTCTACCGGATCAACAGGCCCTCAAGGTGCTACAGGTGCTCAGGGAACCACAGGCTCTACTGGACCAGTAGGTGCTACAGGTGCTGGCGGAGGTGTTGGCGGGGTTGGCGGAACGGGTGCCACCGGATCAACAGGTTCTACTGGACCAGCTGGTTCAACAGGGCCACAGGGCGCGACAGGACAAACTGGTGGCACAGGAGCAACAGGCGGTCAGGGTGCTACAGGTTATCCCGGTGCTACCGGCTCGACAGGACCAGTTGGTGCTACTGGAGGTGCTGGTGGACTAGGTAATCCAGGTTCTACTGGTGCTACAGGTCTACAAGGAACAACAGGTGCTACTGGACCAGCTGGCTCAACGGGATCACAAGGATCGACTGGCGCCACTGGTAATCAAGGATCAACCGGACTAACAGGTGCTACTGGCAGTGTAGGTAACGCAGGTAATGCTGGATCTACAGGTGCTACCGGCGCAACAGGTCTAACAGGTGCTACTGGAAGTACAGGTCCACAGGGTTCAACTGGATCAACTGGCCCGCAAGGTAGTACAGGTGCCGCTGGTGGCAACGGTAGTGTTGGCGGAACTGGTGCTACAGGACTAGGATATTCGGTTACTTCAGGTAGTTCTTTTACAGTAACAACAGGATCTAAAACTTTTGTAGCTAGCGGCGTACACGCATTCTCGGTTGGTAGTAGAATTCAAGCATCTTATGTTGCTATTCCTTCTAACTACATGCAAGGTTTTATTACGGCAGTAAGTGGTTTAAACATTACTGTTAACGTTGACTATGCCAGTAACGTGGGAGCAGGTCCTTACGCAAACTGGAACTTAGCCATTGCTGGTTTAATTGGATCTACCGGTGCTACTGGACTTAGTGGTACAACAGGTGCTACTGGTCCAGCCGGTAGTCAAGGAACAGTTGGTGCTACAGGCGCAACTGGCGCAACAGGTAATCAAGGTAATCAAGGAACAACAGGTGCCACTGGCCCAACAGGCGGCGCAGGTGCTAATGGTGGAACTGGTGCTCAAGGAACAACAGGCTCTACTGGACCAGTAGGTCCTACTGGGGCAACTGGCGCAACAGGATTCACTGGCGCAACAGGTGCTACTGGACCAAGCGGGCTAGGTGGGGGAACTGGTGCTACTGGGGTAACAGGAACAACAGGTGCCACTGGACCAAGAGGCGGGTCAGCATGGACTCCGATAGCCGACGCAAATATCACAACTACTGACTGGACAAGATTTGTTAAAACTGGAGGCACGAACGGCGTCTGGGATTCACAAGTTTATTCCGCAGAAGGATTTATTAGAGCGGCCCAGTGCGCTGCAAAAGCAACTGATGTAACTGGTCGTACAATGTTTGGTCTTAATGAAAGTCCGGGATCAGCCGCTGACTTTGGCACATTAGATTACGCATTCTATTTCAATGCTGGTACAATAGGAATCTATGAAAGTGGCACTAGTATAGGTAACTTTGGCGCATATACTGTAAACACTGATTGTCAAATTGTTTATGACGGTATTAACGTGCGATACTATGTTGGTGGAGCATTACAACGAACAGTGGCAAGAGCGCAAGGTAACGCATTATATTTTGACAGTTCTTTCTATTCTACAAACAGCGGACTTGCTAGTGTAAGTTACGGGTCGGCAGGCGAAGTAGGTTCGGCTGGTGCCAGCGGTGCTGGTATTTCAGCAGGTGCTGCCAATCAAATTATATATAAAGATTCAGGCAACGTATTTGCTGGATCAAACAATTTAACCTTCGACGGTACAAATTTAAACTTAGCCGGCGGCTTAAAATTTGACAGTAAATTCCAATGGGATGCTGTAGATACTACATTGTCTGGTGCGCCGACTCTGGCATATCATGTCACTGGATCTAATGCTAAAAAGCATCCTAACTATCTAGATGAAAATTTCTTCGCTGGTACTAACGGTCTAACAGTTTACGATAATAACGGATCAGGGCAAACAACAATTTCTAGAATTGCGGCTATTAGCGGAACCCCTACTACTAGCGGATTTGTTCTACAGATACAACATGCCGGTAGCGGACAAAGTCCGGGATTTGGTGGTTTCTACTTTGGTGTAGGAACACGAGCTAACGCAATATTAGTTGCTAGATTTAAAGCAAGACTTCCAGCCGGCTATACACTTAACTGGGCATCGAACGGAATTGGTACAAACAGTCAGAGTTATTGGATAACCAATAACGTTGGTACAGGCAAGTGGGAAGAATATGCCTATGTCGCACACTGCGGTGACTCTGGAACGTTTAGTACAACACATTTCTTCTACGTTACAGGTAGTCCAACTCCAACCGGCGGCGCACCATTAATATGGTATGTTGCTTCTGCCGCGGTATACGATCTAACTGATCAACGCACCGACGTACTATATCTAGATAGAGTAACTGGCACAGCCAACATCAAAGGTTACGGTGAAGGTCAGATGATCATGGATTCCAAAGATACCGCAGGTATCGTGGGTCTACAATATTATAATGCTGGTCCGGTAAGTTTAGGTTTTGCTGGTAGTACAGTTTATGTAGGTAACTCTACAAGTGGAAATACTGGCTACAAGCTAGTTGTAAGTTCTCCGGCAGCTCAGGCCTGGGCGGCATTCCAGTCAGGAGCAGCCGGTACAAGCTACATGGCTTTTATGAACGGAGCAAGTGCCGGTAGTGCTATCGGTTATTTGGGTAGCGGAGCAGGCGGTGCGCTGACAGCAGGTAACAACAGTGACCTTGCTCTACGTGCTGAAAACAATTTATTATTTGGTATTGGTAACAGCGAAAAAGCCCGTATTACCTCAGGTGGTGTATTAGTTGTAGGTCCAAGCGGTACTGGCAGTACTAGGATACAATTTACGGGCAACGGCGATCTTGAATCTTACTACTTAGTTGAAGCAACTGCTAGGGTCAGAATTGGTAGAGACATAGGTGTCAGTGGTGGTGCTGGTATTGCTCTAGGCGGAAGTAACAACGTACTATTAGGCACTAACGACACTAATGGTACTAACTTCTATGTTAAGTTAAACACCAGTGCTGGCACATTAACAACTAATCCAGATTTAACATTAACTTCTGCGAACTTATTCTACAAGACTTACGGTGTATGGCACGCCGGTAACTTGACCAACGTTAACCAATTGAGTAACGGTCCTGGATTTATTACCAGTGGTGGTGATGTAACATTTAACACTGTAATATCTAACCAAGGTTTCTTTGCTGGACAAACTGCCATAGGTGTTGCTAACTATAACGGCGGAGCGACTCCGACAACAGGCTATTTAATCACAACAAATATTCCGTTCATTCGCTTCCAGATGCCTAAGATCATCATCGAAGGCTATGCTTACGGCAATGCTCAGACAATTTATATTGAGTTAAGCTATTATACATTCCCTCAAGATCTAGTCAACGGATCGTTTATTAGTTATGAATGCCGTTACATGGGTTGGGACCCTGGCACAGTTAGCCTCGCGATAGATGCTAGCAATAACGTGGTCATCCATTTGTCAAACAATATCTACTACGGTAGAATGAGTGTTCGATATATTGGAGATAACCTAGGACAAGCATATAGAAACTGGACCATTACTGAAGCTGCATGTCCTGCTGGAAAGAAAGTAACAGTCACAAAGCGCGGTGTATGGGACAACGGTAACCTAAATAACCTAAGTCAGTTGACCAACGGTCCTGGATTTATCAGTGCGTACTATACAAGTCCAATTGACTTCCGTGGCGGTAGTCACATGTTCCATTCAAGCGGAACTGGCGCCGCAGTTATCAATGCCAGCACCTACGCAATGCAGATCGGTCCTGCTGTACAACGTATTACCACAGCTGGAACATACTACGGTGGTATTGCGTTCAACCACCTACTTAACTATTCCGGCGGAAATACCAACAGCGATAGTACCAGCTATAACACAGCGCCACAGGCGTGGATTGGTCTAAGACTTAACGATGCTCCGGGTAGTGAACGAAGCTATCTAGTATTTGCCACAAAGCCAGGTACAGGAACAACCAACGCAGGTAACGATATTCCTATCGAACGTATGAACATTGACCCTGTCAATGGATACGTTGGTATTAATCAAAGTGTGCCAACAGCAAGATTACATGTTAACGGTGACAGTCGCTTCCAGGGAGACAGTAGGATTTATGTAGGTCCAAACAGTACCTGGTCAGCTGATCTTATCCTTGGTGGTAATGGTCGAACTGACGCCGGTCGTGCCACAGTGGCAACCACTAACGGCAATCTACACTTAGATGCTGCCAACGGTTACGACATATATCTAAACTACTACAACGGTAGAAATACCTTGACCTACAGCGGTTACACATTCTGGCACAGCGGTAACTTGACCAACTTGAGTCAGTTGACCAACGGTCCGGGATTTGTTACAGCATCAGGCAGTGTTACACAGTTGAGCGGTGTTACTATTGAACGTTTTGTCTACGGTGACAACTCAACCAAGACTACATATCCAACAACCAACTGGAATACTGCTCAGGCTTCTGGATTCTACAATGCGTCAAGCTACGCAGGTAACCCGTTCAATGACTGGTGGCACGGTGTTATTACTCGTCACGTTAACACTGGCAACGATTATCAGTTCCAAATGGTACACAACTTCTTCCAAGATGCTAACGTTCAGGTAAGAACAGTCAACAACGGCAGCTATGGAACATGGCGTTCAATATGGATGAACGGTGGTACTAACGGCCTAACTAACCTAAGTCAACTAACCAACGGTCCTGGCTTCTTGGGCAAGTTTGGTAACGCTTATTATCAATTAGACACATGGATGACCATTACTGGATTCCATGGATTAACATCCGGTGCTGCACAGAACAGCGCACAATGGTATCCAAATGATGCCAGCTACGGTTCATGGAGAATGACCGGTACACGCAACGGTTGGGCAGGTATCGAAGGTCCGGGTAACGGCAACGGCAACGTTAACCTGATGATGAATTCTAACGAAAGCGGACATCACAATAACAGTTACGGTTGGCATTTTAGATGGTCCACCGGTACAATGTATGTCAACCGCAGTACTTATGGTGGCGGAACACAGTACACCATGTGGGACTCAGGTAACCTAAGTAACCTAAGTCAACTGACCAACGGACCTGGATTCATCACTGCTACACAGCAGAGCTTGGCCTTTAGAGGATCAATCACAGGCGGTACTGGAACTGAAGGACTGTTAACCAGCGGTTGGTATCTAGTAGGTGAACCCGGATACAGCAACATGTTGCTACATCTGGCAGGCGCCGGCGGATCAACCCCAAGCGTCCAGCTATACTTCAACTATGGCGATAGCATGTATTTCAGGGCAGGCCGAGACGTTGAAACAACCTATGACGGTGTAGCTAGATACTCTTACCTAATGTGGCACAGCGGTAACTTGACCAACTTGAGTCAATTGACCAACGGACCTGGATTTATTGGCTCAGGCGGCAGCCCAACATTTGGTGATTTGTATGTCAACGGTTGGTTCCGTAACAATAACAACCTACAGGGTCTATACAATCAAAGCAATGGTAATCACTGGTATTCAAATGCCAACTACTGGAGTTCAAGTAGTGCTGGCAACGGATCTGGTGGTATTATACTACGTCAAGGTTACGAAAGCACGATCAAAGCGTATCTCTATTTTGACTCAAGTGGATCTGGTTTATTAAACAGTTCAGGTAACTGGGGATTCCGCATGGAGTTAGGTAATGCTAACACAGAAATGTATCGCGTGGTCTTCATGGATGATGTTCGTCCAAATATTCTATACGATAGACAGAATACTGGTTATTATGTAGATCCTAACAGTACATCTAGAATGTATAAACAGTATCTAAACTATAGACTAGTATTTGATCAGAACTACGGCCATGGCGTGTTTGGCGTTTATAGTTCAACTAGATACCAGTTAATGTGGAGTATGGGTGAATCATGGGTACTACCGGACGACGGTACTACTACAGGTAACTTGTATGGACTAGCGTGGAGTTATCCAGGTGGCCAAGGTGGTGCGTCTGCCAACTTATCAAGTCATGGTATGCTATTGCTTGAAAACGGCGGCTGGAATTGTGCGTTCGGTGGAGGTAGTATTCGTTCAACCAGCGACATGCGATCACCGATCTTCTATGATCAGAACGATACTGGTTACTACTTAAATCCAAACGGCGATAGATCTTCAAACATCAACGGATGGAATACAACCACCCAGGCTAAAACTGGTATAACTGGCAAGTATAACAACTGGCGTCCTTACATCACTGGTGATACAAACTACTGGACAGGACAGATGGGTTGGGGTAGTGTTGCCTTTAACGATATGATGACCTATGGCAGCGGTTTCATTGACAGCTGGGGGTCTGCTGGAGCTGAAAACCGCCCAGGCGATACCAGCCACCACGTAGGTATTCAAACATATCACTATGTCAACGGTAGTAACAGCGGCTACGGTTGGCAGATGGTGGGCGGGCCAACAGACAGCCTATGGTGGAGACACAGCTGGTCCGGCAACAGCGGCTGGTTCAAAGTGGCCATGTATGGTAACAATGCCAACACTGGTGATTTCTACGCCACTCGTTATTATGACAGTAACAACACTGGTTATTATTCCGATCCAAACAGTGAATCTGTACAAAGCAGTTTGTATCTGGACGGTAATTTCCGAATTAATAACTCTAGTCCAACTATAACTTTCCAAGATACTGATCATCGTTCAGCATTTATCCATGTTAACAGCAACATATGGTACGTTCTGCGCGGTAGTGGAACCAACGTTGGTCCTGGCAGCTGGGCAACAGTTAACGGTGCGTGGCCTCTAGAGATAAATCTAGAAAACAATAATGCGTCTTTTGGCGGCAACATTACTGCGCTCTTCGCAATCACATCTTATTCTGACGCTAGACTAAAAGAAAACGTTTTCACCGTTGATAATGCTCTAGCCAAAGTTCTAAAACTGCGCGGAGTTTACTACAACAGAATTGACGATGAATCAAAGACAAGAAAACTAGGAGTTATTGCTCAAGAAATTGAAAAAGTAATTCCCGAAGTGGTCGTTGAAAATCCAGGCGGAGAAGATAAAGTGCCCGTGCTAACAGTTGAGTACGGAACTATATCAGCATTGCTAATCGAAGCAATAAAAGATCAACAAAAAATAATCGATGAACAATCTTCAAGAATTGAAAGATTAGAAGCGTTAGTGGATAAATTATTAAAATAAATCAGGAGACTATTGTGTCAACAACAGCAACAACAGCATCAATCGTAATGAGTTGGCCAGGGGGCATAACTTCTACCGTCACATTTAAATGGGAAGTAACTGGGATGAAAGTTTCAGATGAGGGCTCAAACAGCAACGCGGTGGTACAAACTTACTGGCGTAAAACTGGTACGGACGAAAACGGAAATGAAGGAAAATTTGACGGTGCTACACCTTTTACATCTGTCGATGTTCCCGAAGGCGAATTTGTACCTTACGACGAGTTAACAGAAGAAATGGTACTAAGTTGGATTCAACCAATAGCTGAAGAGCCAAATTATCGCGCTCACATTAACGACTCAATCGCCGCAAAAATTGGCGTAAACTTAAATATCAAACGTCAAGTTCAAAGAATGCCATGGCAGGATCCAAATGTAACTCCGATCCCTACAGTAGCAGAACCTGCTAGAACCGATATTTAAACACCTATTAACTGCGTATATAAATAATACTATAACAGGAGTTTTCCAACATGACACAAGAACAAAAAATCACTTTAACATTAGACCTTAATGAACTAAACACCGTAATGGCCGGCCTAGGCAAACTGCCGTACGAAACATGTTTTTTAGTGGTCGATGCTATTCGTCAACAGGCTGGACCACAAGTACAGCAACAACAACCTTCCGGTAACGGCCCAATGGGACCCGGTTCAGAAGGATAAATATTAGCTTAATTACTGGAGATAAGAAATGGCAACAACCTATACATGGTCATTACAAAATGTAGATTTACTAGATTCTCATGAAGGAAATGAGGATGTAGTATATCGTGTTGTCTGGCAGTGCACAGCTACATCCGATTCGGGAAAAACAAAAAGCCAAATGGGTGTAGTTGAATTAGATATCGATAATATCACAGATTTCAGACCAGCTGACCAGGTAACTAAAGAACAAATCATTGAATGGGTTAAATCAAAAGTTGCCGTCACAGTAATTGAAAATTCGCTAATGCCTAACATAAAGACTCTTTCTTTTGCTGATAGTACAACAACTAATGTCACTGTCACTGAACAAATTGCGATATCTAAGGCAGAGGCAGACGGTCCTGTAACTCCATAATAGACGATGATCGGCGAGTGGTCGTATTTTAAAGAACATTTTAGTTCAGAAATTTGCGACAAAATAATTAAAAAATCTTTAGAAATTACTGAAGAGCCTGCTACACTAGGCCCTCAAAGTACTCGTACCAGCGACGATTATCGCAGAAGCTCTGTAAGATGGATACGTAGATCAAACGAATGGAACTGGTTATACAGCGAACTAGACAAACTAGTAGCGGCAGCTAATAATTCCTGGTTCGGCGTAGACTACAGATATTTGCCAGAAATACAATTTGCTTCTTACGACTCTAAAAACCAAGGATGCTATAAACAGCATAAAGATACACACTTTATAAGTCCTTTAAAAACACATAGGAAATTAAGTTTTACTGTACAGTTATCTGACCCAACTAGTTACGATGGCGGAGATCTAGAGTTTATAGATGTAAACCATAAACCAAACGCAGAAAATTTAAGAGCAAAGGGCACCGTTTGCGTGTTTCCCAGTTTAATATATCACGAAGTTAAGCCGGTAACATCTGGTATTAGATACAGTCTAGCAGGGTGGTACGAAGGTGCTCACTGGAGATAAATAAAATTATGATTACTTACACATGGGAATTTCCCCGATTTCTAGCTCATCCAACATTAAACGGGATGTCTAATGTTGTTCACAATGTTGAATACATCCTATCCGCAACAGACGGTGAAGGTCACGGCGCTCAACTTTTTGGAAATGTAGGAATATCAGAACCCGACTCTATGGAGTTTAGAGAATTCAATTATCTAACACAAAATCTCGTACAAGTCTGGGTTGAATCTGCGCTAGGAGAAGAAGTACTACAAGACTTTAAAGATAACCTAGCAAATCAAATCCAACAACAGGTAGTTCCGGCAACTGTTACACTAAACAAACCTTGGTAATTAACTAAGGATTTCTAATAGCAATTCTATTTTTGTTCTGTTAGTTTTATTTGACAGACTTCTTTTTACACCCTGATGTAAGGGCTTAGGCCAGTAGTTTAAATCACACCAAGCATATCCCACATGCTCGTCGTTCAGCACAGGAATAAATTCTTTTTCAACTATCAACATATATGTATTAAATTGGAAATGTTGATCTTCGCTAGTGAATAATTCAAGCGGAATAACTTTTTTAATAGTAGGAGTCTTACCTACTTCTTCTTCAATCTCTCTTTTTAGGCCATCATAAACTGTAGCATCTTCGGGTTCTTTTTTGCCGCCAACAATGCCCCATGTGCCTGCTGTCTTTCCTTGATTACGTAAAAGAAATAAAAATCTTTTCGTATCTTTAGCAAAGAACAAACCACCGCTACAAATAATTTCTGTCATAAAACTAAACGCCATTCTCCTGGGTCATACATGCCGTCGATACTCTTGGACCATTGTTCTCCGTCCCATTTGTATTGTATACCTGTATATGAGTTAGTTATATATGTAACGTCGGTGACTGTTGATGAATTGAAAATAACATTCCATTTTGTGCCGTCAAATTGTATGATGTCATTGGCTGTGGCATTAAATGGTTGACCTTGCCCCTCTTGCCACGCAGACGGACCGTCAACTGTTGCTACGATGTCTTCTAAAATAAGATATCGAGTATCTATACTCGGTGTTTGACCAGGATTAAATGTAGTAGGATCAATGATGGCGTTTATTGATCCTCGAGTTATAGAACTTGTTAAATCAGCAATATCAGAATTTAACAATGTTTCTCCGTCAAATGTAATGCTCATTATTTCCATGTCTGATTCGTCGAGCGGATTCATGCTTAGATAACCTACGATTTTCCCACCATCGGGTTTAGTAAGTTCTATGTGGCTTAAGCCTGCTCTAAAGTTACCCGGATATAAATCAAGCAATGTTTGCCAATTGACTTTAACTCCACCTTTAACAGGAATAGTGCCCAATTCATTAATGATTAAATTTTCACCCGGTGCCATTAACTTTCCTGTGTTGTTTGATAACAATATAGAAAAATTACCAGGAGTAACAACTACAGGAGCGACCGGATTACTAAACACAAGATCACCAGTACCAATTGTTCCTGTTGGTTCTACAAACACGTTGGCAATAATCTTGGTAATGATTCCTAATTTTTTAACTTTAGCAGGAGGAGTAATCCATACAGGAGTTGTGAATGTTAGTGTAGCGATATCTATATCGTTTTCTGTACCCTGGGGAATCTGTCTGCTAGACCAATTAACTCCAGTTAGTTCAACATAGCTTAAACTAGTCCAGTCAATATAGTTACTGGTAGTTTGTATCTCCATGGCAGGACGAAACAATACTAGTATCTGTTCTAAAATTTGTAACTTTTGATCAGTGTTAGTTGACCATATGTCTGCTGAAAACGTTATATTATAGGGACTCGGCATTAATCTTTCAACAGTATAATTTTCTCCCTGTACATTAGCGTAATCTTCTATCGTTTGACCAAACGTAGGACTGTTGGGATTCTCATCAATGTATCCAAACTGTCTTTCACGAATGTGCATTTTACCTATGTATGTTGGATCTTGTAATCTATCTCTAGCAAAATCTAAAGTCTTAATATAGCAGGCAATAAAAGGAGCAGAGTTTAAAATATTTTCACTATTCTTTTTCAAGACACTGGCAACCTGCCTGGACATGTCACCATATCTAACAGGAATTTGTACAATATTGCCACGACCGTCTTTATACCCAAAGCCGCTCATAAGCCTCATAAATTGATTTAAGTATCGGCGAATCTGCCCGTCGTAAAAATGTTCCATTAATTATCTGCCTGTGGTTTTTGTTTCTTTAGTGCTTTGCTAAGACTCTGTCTTTCTTCAACAACTTTTCCGGCAATAGTAGCGGTATTATTATTGTTAATAAAACTTCCAACTTGATTATGTCTAGTTAACGCAGGTGCCGCCGGTAATCCGTTGACTGGCTTATTAGTCATTGTGGTTCTAACGTTACTTTCAACAAATACCCAAGTGTTTCCGTTAAATCTAAACAATCTGTTGGGTAAGTGATCTGTTCGTAAGTGAAACGCTCCTTCGGTTGGTCCAAAAGGAAAAGATATTCCAAAGGTATACGGTGCTCCGTTTGGAGGAATACCGTCACCTGTTAAGTATCCTACGTAAACATCCTTCATAGGATTTACATATACTGAACTAGCATCTACTGTATGATCATCTTCGCTGGCATCTCGGTCATCTGTTACATCGGCAATGTCTAACAATCCTTGATCATTTACAGGAAGTGTATAAAATTGCTGAGTATCGTAACCGCTAAGACCGGCATCTTCTTCTGCCTGGGCAAGAATTTGATTGTTAATTTCAATATTTTTATTGTAGATCGACAATACATCTCTCAAAGTATTATCAGTGCCGTCTTCAGCAGGCTGATCAAGTATTTGAGCAAACTCTTGTGTGTCTACTAATGGCTCACATTTCGCACGTAGCAAGTGTGGATACCAAGTTTGACTGTAACCTGTAGCAGGCCTTGCTACATCGGTAACAACATAAAAACGTTTTAGTGCCACGCTGGCATCGTCTAAAGCGTATTCGTCCTTTAAGTGCGGCAATTCTAGTACATCGCCTGCCATAATTTTACGTCCCAATAACTCTACAGTACTTCTTAAATGAAACGTGATCATTATGTTATCGTTAGATAGGAAAAATCCAAACTGACTTAGATTAAAATCTATGTCTTGCATGGTATAAATTCCACGAGACACGTAGATATCTTTGGCGTATTTCCTATCTCTGTTTTCCATGAACAGAACATCCTGTATTCCTAGTTCAGGAATAGGGTTTCCATTAACAGGTGTCGCAGGTGTTGCGGTCCCGTCTAAAGGATCTTGCGGTCCCAGATACTTATGAATTAAGATATCGGTGCCCCCAACCTGAAACTGTTCGTTAATGGTTCGATCTAGGAAGCGGAAATCGGGTCCCTTTTCAGGACGGTAAAGTGAGAGTCTTGGCATAGTCTTATATTTATAGCTAAATATTGACATGAGCGAACTTGAAACAGAAAAACAAAAAGTCATAGAATACGTCCGTACTATGCTCGGCGACGGCATGGTCGATGTTGAACTAGATCCTAAACATTACAATACTGCTATAGATAGAGCATTATTAAAATATCGTCAACGTAGTAGTAACAGCGTTGAAGAGAGTTTTGGATTTTTAACTTTACAAACTGACGTAAATGAATATACTTTATCACAAGAAGTAATGCAAGTTCGTCAAGTTTTTAGACGAAGTATTGGTTCTAGAACAGGCGGCGGCGATGGCGGTACTTTATTTGAACCGTTTAACTTGGCCTACACTAATACCTATTTGATGAGTTCCAGTAACATGGGCGGTCTGAGCACCTACTACATGTTCGCAAGTTACCAAAAAGAAGTTGGTAAAATGTTTGGTTCTTATATCAACTTTGATTGGAACCCGACTAGTAAGCGTTTAAGAATTACCCAACGTCCTAGGGGCGAAGAACATGTTTTACTATGGATGTACAATCACAAACCAGATTTTGTACTATTCCAAGATCCTAACTCTGGCATATGGTTGCGTGACTATGCTCTAGCAACTTGTAAAATGATGTTAGGTGAAGCTCGCGAAAAGTTTCAGACTATCGCAAGTCCACAAGGTGGAACAAGCCTAAACGGAACTGCCCTAAAATCCGAAGGCAAAGCCGAAATTGATATGCTCGAATTGGATCTAATTAATAACAAAGATAACCAACAACCATTGACATTTGTCATAGGATAAGATAAAATATAGTATCTACTGGGGGATGCTATGATTATTGGTTTTGTAGGTTTTATCGGTTCAGGCAAAGATACTGCCGCAGACTATTTGGTTAACTTTCACGAATTTAGACGTGACTCGTTTGCTAACACATTAAAAGATGCTGTAGCCGCTGTATTCGGTTGGGACCGTACCATGCTCGAAGGCCGCACAAAAATGGCCCGTGAATGGCGTGAACAAGTAGATCCTTGGTGGGCAGAACGTCTTAAAATGCCCAATCTAACACCACGCTGGATCCTACAATATTGGGGTACTGAAGTTTGTCGCAAAGCATTCCATGATGACATTTGGATTGCCAGCTTAGAAAGTAAACTTCGCAATTCAAAAGACAATATTGTTATTAGTGATGTTCGATTCCCAAATGAAATCAAAGCCATCCACAATGCTGGCGGCAAAGTAATACGCATCAAGCGAGGGCCTGAACCCGAGTGGTATGATGATGCCGCTAATGCTAACGCCGGTGACAAATACATGGGCTGGGCAATTGGTAAAAAACGGTTAGAAACTTTAAAAATACACGCAAGCGAAACTGCTTGGGTAGGCGGCGACATTGATGTTACTATCACTAATGACGGATCAATCGACGAACTTTTTCTAGCAATTAAAAATCAGGTGTAAGGTCTCCCCTGCGCCACGGTACCTTGAGTTTGTGTAAAAGTCTCTGACAATTGGCACATACAGTTTTTAAGTTACTGTATTTACAATTATTAATATCACCATCTGCGTGATAAACATCGAACTGCTCTGACTCAGTTCCTACAAAACCACATCTATCGCATGTGGTTTTCTTTTTATATCCAGTAGAAAGCCAAGTGGGTCGAGCCGTCTTGTAATTCTTAGCACAGTGATCACACATTGATCTAAAGAATATTTTACCTTCTTTACGATAGTTGATAGCAACAGGTCTTCTTTGACATTTTTTACATAGATCCCGCATACACCGCCCTTTTAGTTCCCTTTTATCTTGTATTTAAGCGGGTATTTTTCCTCCATTCACACTAAATATGTTTAATAAAAAACCATTTATGGGAGATTAACAAATGGCTCTAAGTTCACCAGGCGTACAAGTAAGCGTAATCGACGAAAGTTTCTATCTACCGGCTGCTCCAAGCACCGTACCTTTGATCTTTGTCACATCCGCAGCCGACAAACAAAATGCTAGTGGCACAGGAACAGCACCTGGTACTACAGCGGCAAATGCTGGTAAAGTGTATTTAATCACAAGCCAGCGTGATTTAACCGACACATTCGGAACACCACAATTTTACACTGATGCCAACGGCAATCCAGTACACGGTGGCGAGCTGAACGAATACGGACTACAAGCGGCTTATAGCTTGCTTGGGGTAAGTAGTCGTGCTTTTATTGCTCGTGCTAATATTGACACAAGTCAATTAGTTGCTACTGCTAGCGAGCCAGTAGGAACTCCTGTTAATGGTACATATTGGGTTGATACATCAAATACAAAATTTGGAGTATTCCAATGGAACAAGACAGATGGTGCTTTTACTGCTAAAACTCCATTAGTCATTGATAACACAAATTTAGCAACTGCTACAGTTAGCGGTCTAGGTGTAACACCTAAGCCAAGCTATGGTTCTAACGGACAGTATGCAATTGTTGTAACCAGCAACAATGATAATACACTATGGTATAAAAATACAAATGGTAATTGGGTACAAGTTGGTTCTGATGTTGAATTAGGATTTACTTCAAGTGTGACATTTACCAGCACCTGCTGGAAGACCAGCTGGCCAGTCGTTACAGGTACTAAGACTGTAGCATCTGGTGCGTTAGTGTCCTACTCTGGTAGTAACTTAAAAATCAACGGACAAGAAATTACACTAAGTGGTAATAACCTAAGTGACCTAGTAACAGCTATCAACACTGCAATGCGTACAAGAGGAGTTGGTGCTAAGATTAATACTGCTGGCTTCTTAGAAATCTACGCAGATGCTCGTGCTAAGAGCAACGGTACTCTAATTGACGGTAAAGTTAAAATTGAAGTCGGAACAGGCCTACTTGCCATGTTAACAGCAGTTGGATTGACAGCTGGAACTTTTGACAAAGTAGAACTATTCCAAGGACCACATTTTAAGTTTCCAGACTTTACAGACAAAGCAAGTGGTTCTGTATATGTTAAGACAACAAGTCCTAACAGCGGCGCCGATTGGTATGTTAAAGTTTATAACGAAGCAACAAGTGAGTGGACACTAAAATCTGCTCCAATTTATGCCGAGCCACAAAGTGCTATCAACGCAATTAACTCTACAGGTGATATTGCTGTTGGTTCAGTTTATGTCCAACAGAATGCTATGCTAGGAGCAGGCACATCTTCTACAACTACAAACACACCATCATTGGTAGAATTTAAAGTATGGCGTAGAAATGCTACAGGCTTTACAAAAATTACTTCTGTAGCAACAACCGGAACAGTGTCTACTAGCTCATCATTTACGTTATATGAAGGCCTAGCAACTTCAGTAGACGGCGTCGCTGATTTTAGCACAGCTTATCCTGTAACTTTAACAGCTGGCAATACTGTTGATCAAATCATTAGCGCAATCAATAACTTGAATATGACCAACGTTGAAGCGATTGCTGCATCATATGACACTAGTGGAAACGCTACAAGTCTAACTATTCAACACAAAAAGGGTGGCGAAATTCTATTAACAGATGGAACTGCTACTCCATTGAACAGTTTCTTAGGATATTCAGCTTGGGCAAGAGATAACGCCGGAATAGAAACAGGCACAAAGAATTTGTATGCCAAGGTAACGAACGATGCTAGAAACATCACTTACTTCGCAAGTAACTGGAAACCATTAGTTTACGAAGCTAAACTACAGGCTCCTGAAACAACACCAGCTGACGGCCAATTATGGTATAGTTCAGTTGTTGACGAAGTAGATATCATGGTCCACAACGGAACTACATGGAAGGGTTATAGAAGTCTATATCCAACAACAGATGCTACTGGTCCTCAGATTGCCAGTGTTGCTCCAACAACACAGGTAAACGGCGATCCTTTAGTTGACAATGATATTTGGATCAGCACAGCTGACATTGACATGTACGGCATGGACGTATATGTACGTAAAGATGGTAAGTGGGTATTACAAGATACTGCTGATCAAACAACACCAAACGGTTGGTTGTTTGCTGACGCACGTTGGGGTACTTCTGGTACAAGCGCAGAGATGTCAGCTATCACAGACTTGCTAACTAGCAATTACCTAGACCCAGACGCTCCAGATCCAGCATTATACCCACGTGGTATGAAGTTATGGAATCTACGCCGTAGCGGTTTCAACGTCAAGAAGTATGTTGTTGATCATATCAACATCAATGCTACAGACGGTAAGAACTCGCGCTTTGGCGACGAACAAATGGACGGCTCTAACTCAACTACTCCATACGTTTCAGATCGTTGGATCACAGTAAGCCCTAACAACGCAGTCGGTCAAGGTAGCTTCGGTCGCTTTGCTCAACGCGGATTTATTGTTGCGGCATTGAAGAGTGTAATTGACACAAATCAAAGTGTTCGTGACACTGACACAGTAATCTTTAACTTGATTGCTACTCCTGGATATCCAGAAGCAATTCAAAACATGGTTGCTCTAAATACAGATCGCGGATTAACAGCGTTTGTAATCGGTGACACACCGTTTAGATTACAGCCAAGCGGCACAGAACTAAACAACTGGGGTAGCAACACAGCCCTAGCGTTTGACAACGGTGAAGATGGCGCAGTTAGCTATGACGAATACATGGCTATGTTCTATCCAAGTGGTTACACAAACGACAACAGCGGAAACTTCATTGTTGTTCCACCAAGTCACATGATGCTACGTACAATCGCAATGAGCGATCAGAAGAGCTTCCAATGGTTTGCTCCAGCAGGAACACGTCGTGGCGGTGTTGACAATGCTACAGCAGTAGGTTACTTGCTAAACGGAGAGTTCAAAACAACAGCTCTACCACAAAGCCTGCGTGACGTACTAGCAGGAGTTAAGGTTAACCCAATCGCAACAATTCCAGGTGCTGGCATTGTTAACTTTGGACAATACACTCGCGCTAGAAACGCAAGTGCTCTAGATAGAATTAATGTATCCCGATTAGTTGCGTACTTACGTAGACAAATGGCGTTATTGGTCAAACCATTCTTGTTTGAACCTAACGACAGAATTACACGTAACGAAATCAAACAAGCAACAGAAAGTTTCCTATTAGAGTTAGTAGGACAAAGAGCATTGTACGACTTCTTAGTAGTATGTGATGAATCAAACAACACACCTACAAGAATTGATCGTTCAGAACTATGGTTAGACATTGCCGTCGAACCAGTAAAAGCAGTGGAATTTATTTACATTCCTCTACGCTTGAAAAATACTGGTGACATCAAGGCCGGACTATAATGGGTAAATATATAAGGACAAGGAGCAAATAAGATGGCAATTGCAAGTTTAAGTAAATTCACAGTACCGTTGGCAGCAGGTGGTCAAAGTAGCACCAGCCAAGGTCTATTGATGCCAAAGCTGAAATATCGTTTTAGAGTATCATTAGAAAACTTTGGTGTAACAAAGCCTACGACAGAACTAACTAAGCAAGTCGTAACTGCCGCAAGACCGCAAGTACAGTTTGAAGATCAGGTTATTCACGTTTACAACAGCCAGATCCACTATGCTGGTAAGCACTCATGGCAACCAATGACAATTAGTATCCGTGATGACGTCGGCGGAAACGTAACCAAGCTAATTGGCGAACAGTTACAGAAACAATTCGACTTCTTCGAGCAGGCAAGTGCTGCATCAGGAGCCGAATACAAATTCCTAACAAGAATCGAAATGTTAGACGGTGGTAACGGAGATAACGGCACATGGGCACCTAATGTTTTAGAAACATGGGAATGCTATGGATGCTATCTACAGCAGGTTAATTATAACGAATTAGCTTATGCTGAAAGTGCTCCAATGGAAATCGCTTTAACAATCGTGTTCGATAACGCACTACAGGTAGGCGCAACAGGCGCACCAGTGGGACTCGGAGCTACAGTAGGAAGAACACTATCTTCCTTAGCAACTGGTTAATAACAGAAGCTAGAAAAAAGACCCTTTTATGGGTCTTTTTTTACGACTAAATATTACTATGTCAAACGCATTTACAAACTTTTTAGGGCAAACACTCAGCTCTAATACGCAGGTTAAAGATTATCGACATGCCGCAAGGTTATATGTTGATGATTATTTTAGACTAGCGCCAAAGGCTGGCTTCCTTTACTATGTTGTTTTTAATATTAACAGGAACAACAATCCTATCATCCAAGAATACATGGACAGGAACGGTAGAGAACTAGGTGTCCTAGTAAAAGCATCAGATCTTCCAAAGTTTAAAATGTCAACTGAAACTATGAATCAGTATAATAAGAAGACTATTGTACAAAGTAAAATTGATTATCAGCCAGTTAATATTTCGTTCCATGATGATCACAATAATACCACAACCGGGCTCTGGAAAGCCTATTACAATTACTATTTTGCCGACGGTAAAAATACAAATGGTTTAAGCGTTCCTAAAAGTTTCACTGATACAAAATATAAAACACTAGGTACTAGCGTTAACGAGAGTACTACGTATGGTCTTAATAATAATCAAACGGACCCGTTTTTTAACAGCATAGAAATATATCAATTAAACAGACAACAGTTTACAGGATTTGTGTTAGTTAATCCAATCATCACTGACTGGAGTCATGATCAAATGGATCAATCACAAAGCAAACTACTAGAAAATAAAATGACAGTAGCATATGAAACTGTGTTATACGGTACCGGGAAAGTTAAAAAGGGAGAGCCAAATGGTTTTGCCACCCTTCATTACGATAATGAGCAAGGCCCCTTGAGTATTTTCGGCGGCGGCAACAATAGTATTTTAGGCGCTGGCGGTGTTATCCCGGGGCTAGGTGAAGTATTCGGCAGTAGCGGAGATACAAGTATATTTGGCCTAGTTAGAACAGCCAGAGGTGCTACTAGTCTAGTTAATAATGTAAAAAACATAACTAGGGCAAGTGTACTGTCAGAAGGATTTGGTTTATTAGATAAAGTAGCAAGGACAGGTAAACTCCCAGATGCGCTATCAGGAACAAGCCCATCCGGTTTAAGTCTAGCAACACTACCCGGAGAACAGCCTACAACAGCAGTACCTAGATCACAAGGTGCCGGCGGTGGAGGATTTAATCTCGGAGCAACGTTGGGAAATGTGGCAGCAGGGTTTTCAGCAGGTATTTCAAAAATTGGAAATACCCTAAAAGGATTATTACCAGCATCGTTGCCTTCAACAAGTGCCGGACTGTTAGCAGTACAAGTAGAACAGTCAGCGATAGCAGACACACTAACAGCACAAATTGCAGCAAATCAAGCTATACAAGATCGAGTAGCTGAGTCTCTCGCAGTTGCCCAAGCGACTAACGATACAGCAATGTTAGATTCAATATATAATCAACTTGATGCGTCTGGTTATACCGATCCTAATAAATTAACAGAACAGCTTAATTCTGTAAATCAAAATATTGTCGCATTAGATACTATGATCGCTGAAGCCGTAGCAATCGAAATTCCAAATTCAACGTTAAACGTTGATACTACTACTCTTGGTGTCAGTAGCGAAGATGTTTATAATGTTGCCGGAAATCCCGATCTAGTAAGACAAACAAACGTAACTTATACAGATAACACAGTTGTTACACAACAATATTATTAATCATGCTTACTAATCTACCTATAAAAAAACAAGCAGTATCATCTAGTGATGCTACTAACAAGACATTTACTCAATACAACGACATTCCAGTTGAGCTAGATCAAACTGTTCTAACTGCGATGAAAGGTATGTTAGAAAACAGAGGATTTAGTGAAGACGCTGCCGAGTCAATTTCTATAACGATCATGATCCAGGCAAAGCGAGATAATTACAATCCATTGACTATTTTAGATAGCATGAAAAACCTCGGTGAGAACGATCTAAGCCAAATTATCGCTGAGGTATTAAATTACAATAGATTTAAAACCAGTGTGTTAGGATCTATTCAAAGTATAACACCGGTTGATTCTGTAAAACGCAACATACTAGCATAATGAGAAATACTGCTAGAGGAAAATTTGTACCTAAGAACCCAGAAAAATATCAAGGTATGGGAGACCCTACTTATAGATCAAGTTGGGAACTTACCTTTATGATGTTTTGTGATAACAATCCTGCTGTGGAACATTGGGCTAGCGAAAGTGTAAAAATACCCTATAGAGATCCGTTAACTGGTAAAAATACTGTCTATGTCCCAGATTTTTTAATTGTATATTTGGATCGAAATCAAAAAAAACACGCAGAACTGATAGAAATAAAACCTAATAATCAAGCTACATTAGAAGCTGTGGGAAAAAACAAATTAAATCAAGCACAGTATATACGCAATTTAGCCAAATGGGAAGCTGCCACAGCTTGGTGTAAAAAATACGGAATACAGTTTAGAGTTATTAGCGAGCGTGATATTTTCCATAATGGCAGTAAAAAGCGATAAGTAATATTATGACAAAGAAACTTGAAGAACTTTTTAATTTGCCCCCGGAAGAAACTACAGAGCCCGTAGAGTCTCCTAATGAAGCGCACGATGTTCCTGTAATATCATTACAAGAAAAATTAGAAGAATTTGACAAAATTTCATCAGCTCTTCCCCGTGTTAAAGGGCTAGGCGATATTAGTGATGCTGAACTAGATGCTCTAGCAAATAAAGCAGAAAAAGCCTACGACGACCTAATGGATTTGGGCATGAATGTAGAAGCAAGATACGGCGCCCGAATGTTTGAAGTAGCAGGAACTATGCTACAGGCCGCTATTACAGCTAAATCTAACAAGATTGATAAAAAGCTAAAAATGGTAGAACTACAGCTTAAAAAATATGCTGTAGATAAAAAGAACGGCGATCAAGAGCAAGGGGCAATACAGGCAGAAGGTTATTTGATTACAGATCGTAACAGTCTCCTGGAAAAACTTAAAAATATGAATAAATAAAGCATAGGAAACCGCGATGAGATCATTTAAAGAACATTTAACAGAATCTAAAAAAACGTACGACTTTCGCATTAAAATTGCGGGTGAGTGCACCACTGAACATGAAGCAAAGCTAAAGGGGTTATTAGAACGTTTCAGCGTAGCTGGTTTCAAGAAAATAGGCAAAACGCCAATACAAGACTTGCCTTTAGATTTTCCAAAATTAAAAAATATAGAAGTTACTATATACGAAGTAACATTAGAATATCCAACAACACAGTTTGAATTAACAGAGTATCTCTCTAGCGGTTTAAGAATCACTAATGAAAATATTGTGGTACGCAAACCAGGCGAACCACTTGAAGAATATCAAACACCAACAGAAAAGCGCACAGGAGCATTATTAAATGATCCTAACTATTCTGAACAACCAAAAATAGATTCAACAGACTATTATGGCGCAAAATATAACACAACGTTTTTAAAATCTCTTCAGTCCGATGCGGCTGAAAGACGTAAGGCTAGGGGCGAAGTAGTTGCGTCAGAAGGTGCCGCAAAATACAGTACCGACACAGAAGCTAGCTCACATAGCCCGATCAGCGGCAAAGGAAAATAATTATGCAAATGATAGATGTAATGAAAAGATTAGCCGACTTAGACAAGGGCAATCCAAATGTAGTTAATCCAATGGTTGCCGAAACAGCACACGTTGATGAAATGATTACTGAAGGTAAGAAGGATATTAATCTTCCAAAATTACCAGAACCTAATCTCGGAGATCTAAGAGCGCTGTCTGGTTTTAAAACAAAATTAACAGAATCCACAATCGCAGAGTGCGGAATGATGCCTATGGGCGCACCAATGCCGTCACTACCAGCTAGCTTAAACATGAGTGCTGGTAACGCAGGTGAAATTGTTGCCATGATGCGCGGCATTATGGATCTAGCTAAAGGTGATGTTCCTAGTCAATCTATGATGCCAACAATGGGCGCACCAATGCCTAAGATGATGGGCGACCTAGATCGGGACGGTGATCACGACATGGCCGATCATGGTATGGAACACGACATGGAGCGTGACGATGTGTTAACAGGTGGTCCAGCAGTTAGCGGTCCAACTTTTGGCGACGATGACGGAGCAGTAGACGACAGCGGTTCTGATGAGCTTGCTGACATGATGAAGAAAATTAGAACAGGAGAGCCTGTTAAAATTACTACAGACATGCCTGTTAAAGTTACAAGCGACGAGCCCATCAAAGGCACAACTGACAAGCTAAACAAAATCGGTGGCGACGGTCCTTCTGCTAGCGATGAAGAAGAAAAAGACGAGAGCTATGATAATGCTCCAAAACCAGAAACAAAAGGTTACGGTGATGGCAACGATTTTGCCAATATTATTAATAAAGTTCGTTCAGCAGACATGACTACAACTCCTGCTAACAGCGGCTCTAATCCAATGCCAGATAACAAGAAAGAAGAAACAGTTGACCCGTTAGCCGCTTTTGAATCTAAATTAATGAACGAGTACAAAAAGTTTGTTGAAGAAGACAGCGAACAAAGAACTATGAGTCGTGCGGCCAAAGGTCATGAAAAGTATGGCAAGGCAGGTATGCAGGCTCTGGCTAAAGCAGGTCGCGAAGGTAAAGACTTAGATAAAGTTAGAGACAAATACAATAAGTATGATGAGGCAAGTCATCAAGCTAATGTTACCATGAAACACGTTAATGCTAGTGACGCTTCTCCTAAGGTAAAAGCTGCCATTGGTAAAGCATCTAAAGATATTAAGCCAGGTGTTAAAGGTTACGCCGATAGAGCAGCCGCATTAAATGCCGCTGGTATTAAGCGTTAATTTAAAATGGTATAACCAAATAGCCTCTTAGGAGGCTATTTTTTTCATTAAATAATAATATGGCCGTTAATAAATTCGATACCTTAATTAAGAAACCTCATACTACACAAAAGTGGAGTGAGCAAGATATTGAGGATTTGATGAAATGTCAAGATCAAGCAGTTGGTCCTCACTATTTCTTAGATAACTTTTTTTATATCCAACATCCTGTTAAAGGAAAGATGAAGTATGTTGCGTTTGATTATCAACGTAGGCTAATTGATTCTTATCACGATCACAGATTTAATGTTAATTTGCTTCCGCGACAAACAGGTAAAACAACAACTGCTGCAGGTTATCTCTTGTGGTTTGCCATGTTTATACCTGATAGCACTATTCTTGTAGCGGCGCACAAGTACACAGGTGCTCAGGAAATTATGAGTCGTATACGCTACGCATATGAATTGTGTCCTGACCATATTCGATGCGGTGTTAAAAGTTATAACAAACAAAGTATTGAATTCGACAATGGATCACGTATTGTAGCGCAGACAACTACTCCAACAACTGGTCGTGGTATGTCATTATCACTACTATATGCTGACGAGTTTGCGTTCGTTGAACCAAACATTGCTGTAGAATTCTGGACTTCTATCAGCCCTACACTAGCAACTGGTGGTAAAGCAATTATCACCAGTACGCCAAACAGTGACGAGGATCAGTTTGCTACAATTTGGAAAGAAGCAAATAAAAAGTTTGACGAATACGGCAACGAACAAGAGATAGGAAAGAACGGATTCTTTCCGTTCAGGGCACATTGGAGTGAACACCCTGATAGAGACCAAGCCTGGGCCGATACTGAAAAATCACGTATTGGCGAAGAACGGTTCCGTCGTGAACACGAATGCGAATTCTTGATCTTTGATGAAACATTAATTGACTCTATCGTGTTGTCCGGAATGGAGGGTATAGAACCCTTGATGAAAATGGGACAGGTGCGATGGTATAAAAAGATCGATCCTAACAGCATTTACGTAGTAGCACTAGACCCTAGTTTAGGTACGGGCGGTGATCCGGCAGCTATACAGGTATTAGAAGTTCCAAGTTTTCAACAGATAGGAGAGTGGAGTCATAACACTACCCCTGTACAAAGTCAAGTTAGAATCATGAGAGATATATGTAAGTTTCTCGATGCAGAATGCTCTAGTGCTGACTTAAAAGGACAGATTTATTACAGTGTAGAAAACAACACCCTAGGAGAAGCCGCCCTTGTAGCAATTAACGAAATGGGTGAAGAAAGCATCCCTGGACTATTTCTAAGTGAGCCTATTAAGAAAGGCCACGTGCGCCGATTCCGCAGGGGGTTCAACACTACTAACATCAGTAAAATCGCAGCCTGTGCTAAACTTAAACAGCTAATTGAACAAAAGCGATTAAAAATACACAGCAATGCTCTGATAAGCGAACTCAAAACTTATATCGCAAAAGGCATCAGTTTTGAAGCAAAAGTTAACGAAACGGACGATCTTGTATCAAGTATGCTATTAGCAGTACGCATGGTTAGTATGCTAGGTGATTGGGATCCTGTAATCTACGACAGAATGGTACAAGATAGGGCATTAGAAGACCTTGATTTGCCTATGCCAATCTTTATCAATAGTTTTACATAAATACGCTAATATGAATATCATCGAAATTATAGCACAAGACGTCTTTGACAAAATTCGCGGCCGATTCGAAAATGTAGAAATGGGCGATGAATCAGGGTCTATTACAAATAACTCAAAAGACGCACGATTTTTTGACTTCGACTTTGCTGTAGAAGGCAATACCTTGGGTCGCGTTAGCATCTCGCTAGGTGAATTAGGAAGCCTGAAAGTTTTTTATAGCCAAGGTATAACTGAAGGAGTTGATAGTATTACGTTAGATATGTGGTACGATTTCTTAAAAGAAATGCGATACTTTGCTAAACGTAGACTGCTGAGATTTGATACAAGAGATATTACAAAGGGCAATCTAAACAAAAATGATTATCAATATCTGGCCCAAAACGGAACTAAGGAAAATAACATGAATGAGTCTGCAATGTACGGAGGCCCAAAGACAAGTCTTCGCAAATTAGAAAATACACTTCTACGTGTTCGTCATAGCAAGGTAGTTGACGAAAACCAAAAAGGTTCTCGTAGCAGAAATATCAGCGCAATTTTTATTGAAAACTCAGAAGGCGAGCGTTTCAAATATCCGTTCATTCATCTAGCAGGCGCTAAAGCAATGCAACGTCACGTGGCCAACGGCGGTCGTCCATATGATGATGTTGGCAATTCTATTATTGGGATGAGCGAGCAAATTGCTCAACTTACAGCATTTAAGCGTCATGTTGGTCAACACGATCAGATGAACCAAGAAGTAAATGAAATCATCGAACGCAGTCAAGGTAAATTAAATCAATTACGCAAGACAGTTGAGTGTATGTCAGGACAAAAGTTTTACGAAGCATACTGTGAAAACCATGCTCCTCAACAAGACGATGGATTTGTAATGGATCAAGCTACTATGGAAGATTATAAATCAAAGTTTACTGTGAGAAACTTTAAAGAAGATTTAGCACAATATTTTCCATTAATACATAGCATCATGCAAGAAGCAGGAACTGTTGATTTAGAACAATATGTAGACGAAGGTTCTGAAGAATGTACTTGCGAAAAAGATGAAGATACGTGTCCTGTTCATAGCGAAGAAGTTAACGAAACAACAGACGACTTCAGTCAATTTGAATCTTGGGCGCACTCTGTATCTGAAGGCACATTAGAGCCAGATACAATTATGGCATTAAAAGATTTGTTAGACAGCGGATTAACTTTGGGTGCTGACGCCGTTAGTGCTATTGAAGCATTACAAGGTATTGGCGTACATAACGATTCATCGGAAACAGCATTAGAAGCAGCCGCAGAATTGAACCCAGAGTCAGATCCAACACCTACTATCGTAGCATGGTTACAAAAAGAAGATCCAGAGGCGGCAAACGAGTTATTCGGCGGACAACCCCCAGCACCTGCTCCGGCACCTGCTCCGGTTGAAGACCCGGCAATGGCTCCGGTTGAAGAGCCAATGGCAGAATCTCCAGAAGATCGTACATCATTCCAAGTTGCTAAAGTTCTACATGATAAGGGAATCGAATATGATCCTTCTAAAGAAAAAGATCTAATCAGCGCCATTGGTATGGTCCTAATTAAAGAACTAGGAATGAGCCCAAAGCAGGCAAAACATTTAATCAGCTATGATGAAGACTTCCTATCCGATACAATGAGTGAACTACAGCACATGGGCGAAGAAACAATGTCCAATGCTGAACCAGAACAAGAAAGACCAAACACTAAAGAAATTGCTGAAGTGGTAAAATCATTTTACGACCGTGAAACAGGTAAGTTTCCAAAAGGCGAAACTGGAGTGGTTACGCATTGTAGGAAAATGTTTGGCGATCAAGGCGGCGCATTAGCCGAAAGATTAGTAGCTCATTTAAGCCAACAAGGTCAAGCCCGCGAAGGCATGATGGCCGCACAACAACAATACGAAGACATTAGACGTCTTGCTGGTTTGGTGAAATAAAATCAAAAATAGCAGCCGTTGAGGTTGCGTTGATAAATAAAACTGTGTATAGTTAACGCTATGCACAGTTTTTCTTTTTAGTCAGTGGGCTTTAAAGAAGAGGCATAATAAAACATTTATAAGGAAATCATTATGGCAACGTTAGCAGAAATTCGAGCAAAACTTCAACAAGCATCTCAACAAAACGGCGGCGGCTCGTCCGGCGGAGACAACGCAATTTACCCCCATTGGAATATCGCAGAAGGACAAACCGCAACGGTTCGTTTCTTACCTGACGCAGATCCAAACAACACTTTCTTCTGGATTGAACGAGCAATGATCAAATTGCCCTTCGCCGGCGTTAAAGGTGAAGCAAATTCCAAGCCCGTAACTGTGCAAGTTCCTTGTATGGAAATGTGGGGAGAAACTTGCCCAATCTTAACAGAAGTTCGTCCATGGTTCAAAGACAAGTCTTTGGAAGACATGGGTCGTAAGTACTGGAAGAAAAAGTCATATCTATTCCAAGGCTTCGTTGTTGATAGCCAGTACAAGGAAGATGGTAAGACTCCAGAGAATCCAATCCGTAGATTCATCATCGGCAGTCAAATCTTCAACATTATCAAGGCAGCTTTGCTTGATCCTGATATGGAAGAAATGCCAACTGACAGCCTGCGTGGCGTAGATTTCCGTATTGTTAAAACTAGCAAAGGCGGCTATGCTGACTACTCTACATCACAATGGGCTCGTCGTGAACGTGCTCTAAACGATGAAGAACAAGGTGCTGTTAAACAGTATGGTTCTTTTAATCTTAAGGACTTCTTACCTAAGAAGCCAGGCGAAGTAGAACTCAAGGTCATGAAAGAAATGTTTGAAGCGTCAGTAGACGGTGAAGCATTTGACATGGAACGTTGGGGACAATACTTCAAACCAGCTGGCTTTGGCGGCGGCAATTCTTCAGCAGATAACACAAGAGCAGTTAAAGCTACTCCTGTATCAGCACCTGTAGCTACACCTGTAGCAGAAGATGAAGATCCACCTTTTGAACCAGATGCTCCAAAGGCAGCACCGGTAAGTACTGGCGGTAGCGAAGCAAGTTCACGAGCACAAGATATTCTAGCGAAGATCAAAGCACGTAACGCAACCGCTTAATCTAGGAGATCAGAATGGGAAAAGCATTTGATATCTCTAAGTTTCGTAAATCTATCACCAAGTCTATTGAAGGACTAGGTATTGGATTTAACGATCCTACAGACTGGATAAGCACCGGTAACTATGCTCTTAACTATTTGATCTCGGGGGACTTCAACAAGGGAGTCCCCCTTGGCAAAGTTACAGTATTTGCTGGAGAAAGTGGCGCAGGAAAGAGTTATATCTGTTCAGGTAATATTATCCGTCACGCACAGGAACAAGGCATTTATGTTATCCTAGTTGATAGCGAAAATGCTCTAGACGAAGCATGGTTACACGCATTGGGCGTTGATACTAGCGATCAAAAGTTGTTAAAACTCAACATGGCTATGATTGACGATGTGGCAAAAACCATTAGTGAATTTATGAAAGAATATAAAGCGATGCCTTCTGAAGAGCGTCCTAAAATATTGTTTGTTATTGATTCACTAGGTATGTTATTGACTCCTACTGATGTTAATCAGTTTGAAGCAGGCGAAATGAAAGGTGACATGGGTCGTAAACCTAAAGCACTCACTTCACTTGTTCGTAACTGCGTAAACATGTTTGGTAGTTATAATGTTGGATTAGTTTGTACTAATCACACTTATGCGTCACAGGACATGTTTGATCCAGATGACAAGATCAGCGGTGGACAAGGGTTTGTTTACGCAAGTTCTATCGTAGTTGCTATGAAGAAATTGAAATTGAAAACTGACGCTGATGGTAATAAGACTACGACTGTTAACGGTATCCGTGCAGCCTGTAAGATTATGAAAACTCGTTATTCTAAACCATTTGAATCGGTACAAGTTGAAATTCCTTATTTGACAGGAATGAGCCCAGCTAGTGGACTAGTTGAGCTTTTTGAAGGAAAAGGTATTTTGACAAAGAGCGGAAATAAGTTACAATATATAAGTAAAGCGACAGGTGAAGTCTTTTCAGAGTTTCGTAAAAACTGGACAGAAGAAAAACTTTCAGTGATTATGACAGAATGGGATGAGTCAGCTGTTACCGCTGTTTTAGTGGAAGAAACTGAGGAAGCATAATGGAAGAAAGTTTAATTATGGAAGTTTGGGATACCTTCCGTGAATATATCCCTGACAAAAACAAAGAAATGGCTGCAAATCAATATGTCGATTTCTTGCTCGGTAAAGATGTCGATACATCTGTGCTAGAAGGCCTCATGGGCTATGATCCCCATCTTGATGATGCTATCAAAGCAGTGATAGATGAAACTAAAGAATGGGAAGACGGCGAAGATGAAGACGGTTATTACGAGGAAGATGAGGACTAATGATGAACTGGTATAGCAAAGTCAGCAAAGACATTGCCCATTTGCCAGGATGCATCGATTACTACTACGCAGAGCTAGACGAAGCCAAGAAAGAGGTCAAGGTCTATGGAAACATGGAAAAGGCCTCTGCGGCTTTGCCTGGCATTGTAGCTCATCGATTCAATCAGCTTCAAGAAATTGAAGGCGTTCTCGAATATCTAAACATTGAACTACGTAGGCTTCGTTCGAAGACCTTTAAAAAGTATTTGGAAAACTATCAACGTGCCTTAAGCAGTAGAGATGTTGAAAAATATGTAGATGGTGAAGCAGACGT